GTAAACGGCTCCTTTTTCAATGCGGAGATGACAAATGCCAGGGAATACTCGTTCCAATGTTTATTAGCCTGGAAGAGGGATATTCTTTAAGAATTGAGGGGTATTGCTCCAAATGCGGTAATAGATTTTATGTAAGTTATCCACTGGAGAGGCTGATTACCTCTTGTCCGGGAAGTAGTACAACTCCGTTTAAGCCAATAAGACCACCCTTGAAGTCAAAAGAGGACGATGATTTTTTGAAACAGATTGGTATTGACCCAAACGGTAAGTAGGAGGTGGATATGAAAAACATTCTTGGATTTTGTGCTATTTGCCAGAAGCCGATTTATGAAGGAGAGAGTTTTGTTAACTTCAAAGTACCTGGTAAAAATGAATATCTTTTATTTCATTATCAACCTGATGATAATGGTGGAGGAAGAGATTGCTGGTCTAGGTTTATTCTATTCTTAACCCTGGATGGTCAATGAGTTCTTCCTGGCTCTCTCTAAAAGAACCAGGTTAATTTCAAGAATTAAATTAAAATAAAGAATAATATGAAAATCTCAGAAGCAAAAGAAAAATTAAAGGTTGGAGACTGGGTAAGGACAAATGGAAATGGTGGTATGATAGATAGTTTTTTTGAAGGTGAAGTAGGTGAAATATGTGATGATAGATTTTATGTTTGGCAAAACGAGAGAGATGGGGGTGTTGGATCTATTCACCCATCTACAAGAGGTTATAAATTTTCCTGGTGTATATATTGGTCGAATCCAGGAGAAATAGAAATTTTAAGAAGACAAAATAATTCTGATATTGTAACAGTCTATCATTATCCAGTAGATTCTAGTTATTTTTGGAAAGGGAATGTATATAGTCCATATACAAGTCAATATATTATTTTGCCAAAAACTACTATGCAAAAATTAACTTCAACACTTAAAAGAATATTATCGCCAGAGCTTCAAAAGCTCTATAAGACTGGTCTAATTGATGGTAATCTTGAATTAACCGATGAAGGTAAAAACGAAATCTGGGCATTATTGCTTAAACAATTTGAGGCAGAGCTTGTAAAAGTAGCCGAAGAAAAACTCGCTGAAGAAGAGAAAAAATAATATGATTTGTGTTAAACTAGATTGGAAAACCAGAATAAAAAACGTTATTCTTATGACTCTTTATGCATACAGAATTCCCACAAAAGAGTCTGTTCGCCTGGCGGAGATTACTTATCGCTATATAAGAGGGATTATAACAAAAGAAATTTTGGGAGAGCTGGAAAAGGAAATAAAAAATGGAAAAACTTGGTCGAGGAAAAAGTTATTGGCGTTGATAAAGAGAATTAAATCAGAACTTTAAATTAAAACTATGAAAAAAGAAAAGAAAATATATGAACCCGAACTTGGACAAGCGATATTCGGACAGTCTTATCAAAAATATCAAGCCAGCGAGTTATTGATTGCTGCTCTCAACGCAATTAGAGAAGAATTAGCAAGGGTTTATTGGAATAACAACCAAAAAGAAATCCGGGACCCATTTGATAATACGGGTGGAGAATATAAAAATGATGTCTTTGAGGTATATGCATATTCTTGGAATGATGACGAGGAACAACCCTATAATTTTAAGTGGAAAGATTTAGAGGTAAGCTGGTATAAGTATCTTGAGAGGGGAACATCAGTCAATAGGGAAATTACTCCCGACGAAATAAATCAGATGTTGGAAGAGTGTTTGGAGTCAATTAGAAAAGAAGAAAAAGATATAAATTTACCCTTTTAATTAACTATTTCGTTGCTTTAGTATAAATACCCAGTCTTAGCGGCGAAAGTTCTTCAAAATCATTCATTAAATTAAGCCATAAAAAAAGAAAAGAAAGTTATAAAAAATTCTTTTATAAGAAAAGACGGCAATCTTCCTGCAGGTATTTATGTTTTTGAGGAACCAAATATTTGGTACCCTGCAATATATTTCAGAAAAGCTAAGGGAGTAGATGACAAGATTTATAAAGCTATTTTAGAATATATGTTTGGGAATTAAATTAAAACTATGAAACTCTTAGTAGACGAAATCAATAGAAAGGCAATACTAGAATTTAATCGTGAGGATTTTTTTCTTGTAAAATCAGATGATGAAACGAAGGGCGAATATGCTTTGGCGTGGAGAATAGATAGGAGCTATAAAGGTAAAGAACCAGACGTCGGAGTACCTGTAATTTATCTCTCGGAGCCAGAGGCCAAAAAATTAAGGTCAATTTTAGATGGAGTTGATTTACCCGATGAATTTTATAAAGATTAAAATAAATTAAATTAAAACTATGAAAAAATATATAAAACAATTAAAAGAAAAAATGATTAAGGAATTTCCATTTACGATTGAAGATGGTATTTTGAATGTGTGGGAGCGAGTTCCCCCAGATGGAGATTGGGATAGTAGAATTGCCACGATAGACGATTTAAAGAAATACTTCTTTTCTAAGCTTACCGAACTTGAATGTGTGATAAAGAAAGAATATAAAAAAGCAGCGGAAAGTGCCTATATAGAGAATTGTCGTGAATATAGCGATGGATATTTAACAGGGGAGGATGTATTAGAAAGACTTGCCAGAATTAATGATTAAAGCTATGAAAAATAGAATAAAAGCAATTAATCTACTTTTGGCGTATATTAGGCATTCTATTTCTAAATCCCATCGCCATTCTGAAATAGACCCCGATTGTCCAGAATGTAAAATGCGGATATTAGAAGGATATTTGGAGTGGTATAAAGACCTTTTAGAGTGGGATAAAAAATTAAAAAATGAAAAAGATCGTTAGAAATTAATTAAGATAAAAGATGAAAAAGGAAAAAACTAAATGTAGATATTGTGGGAAAAGTGGAAAGTTAAAATATTACATTATTGCCGATGATTTAGAGAAACCAAAACCATACCACCCGAAATGTTATAAAAAATGGAAATTAGAAACCTTATTTATATTATTATTTGGAATTAATGATAAAAAATTAAATTAAACTATCATTTATAATGAATAAACTTGAGCAATTTATAGAAAAACTTAAAAAAGATACGGATTTTACTGGACTTATAAACACATTAGATCAAATTGAAAAACCAGAAATAATTCCGTTTAATATTCCTTCTCTTGACAAAATTTTAGGAATAGGAGGTATACCAAGAGGAATGTTAACGGAGATTTATGGGAATGAAAGTACATGTAAAAGTTCAATATGTTTAAGACTAGTTGGACAAGCACAAAAAATGGGTGTAAAATGTGGATATTTAGATGCAGAAATGGCCCTCGGACAAGGATTTGCCGAAACAATGGGTGTAGATAATAAAAATTTAATTGTTGCAAGACCCCTTAATGGCGAAGAAGCATTTGAACTTATTGAGGCAATGTCAGAATCTGGACATGGATTAATTATTGTAGATAGCGTTAGTAGTCTTACGCCAGAAGATGAACTTGAGGCGGATTTTGATCAGCAAAGTATGGCACTTCAAGCTCGTCTTATGAGTAAGGGCATGAGAAAGATAGTTGGTTGTATAAACAGGAATAATACCGCTGTGGTTTTTATAAATCAAGTTAGAGATGATATCGGAAAGGTTGGGTTTGGAGAAAAAACAACCACAAGTGGAGGAAGAGCATTGAAATTTTATGCGGCATTAAGAATAAAAATGACAAGAACTGGATGGATAAAAGAAGGAGAAGAAAAAATTGGTATGTCTTTAAAGGTCGTTACGGCCAAGAACAAATTAGCTACTCCTCAACGAGAAACTAATATAGACTTCTATTTTTCTACAGGTTTTGATATAGATTCAGATAAACTGAATGTAATGTTAGAAGAAAAACAGATCGAGCTTATTGGTAGAACCTATTTTACAAACAATGGAGAAAAAATAGGAGATAAACAAAAGGTATTAGAATATATTAAAAATAACAAGTAATATTATTAAAAAATTACTGTGGACAACTACCTATTGCAATTTTTCTGATAATATGCTAAGATAAATATATGGAGAAAAAAGATATTATAAGATTTAATGAAGGTGAATCGGTTCGGGTTGTATTAGATACCGAGCCGTCAAAAGCAAAATCTTATACAAACAAAAGTCAATATGGTACAAAAACAAGTTATGCCATATTTTGCGATAATAATCGGCTTATTTTTGCAACAGAAAAACTTTATGAAAAGCTACTGGAGTTTCATAAAGGAGACACGGTTACAATAACTTTTAGTGAAAAAAGGTGGTTGGTTCAAGGGGCAGACGGTAAGGTTGTATCCCCATTGAAACAACGTTTAGAAACAGAACAAATGGCGCTATTAACACAAATAGCCGCCGATATTAAAGAAATAAAAAATACACTTTATGAACAAAAAACAGAAAATAAAAAATACCCCTCAGACGAAGATATTGACAAAATTGATTTCTAATAATTTAGAAACAGAAGTTAATACCATTGCACGAGAAATAAACGCATTAGTTGATAAATATGCAAGTGAAAAAAATATATCTATTTTAGGTGAACCTTCTGGAAAGGATCAGGGATTTTATCTTTTATTTATAAAAAGAGATGAAAAACTGGGAGAAAATAGATTAGAAATAACTACTTTTGGAAAGTATATGAGCGGAATAGATATAACTAATGCTATGGAAAGTGCACTAAGTCAGCTTATACCACTCGAAGAAAAACAAGAAAACTTAGCATGAGAATATGCTCACGATGCGGAAAAGAATATTTTGATAATAAAGAATCTGGACTTTGTCCGGATTGTAGAAGTTTAATAGGTCGCCGTGCAAAAAGAAAAGGCTATACAGATGAAAAACGATTTGAAAAATGGATGCAAAACCAAATTAATAAATATGATTTACCATATCAAATACACAGATCGCCTTCTTCTGGCGCAATTCACAATTTTAACTCATCGGATTTTTTCTTTTCACATTTGCCATCTTATAGCTGGTTTAACAAATTACACATAGAAAAAAAAGATAGGGCAAATTGGGATATAATTAAATGGATTAAAGAAGCAGAAGAAAAAGAATTAGAAATGGGAACATTTAAAAAACCGATAATTATTGTTAAAAAACCGAATAATGAAGACGATTATGTAATTATGAAAAAAGAATTATTTGCCGAATTAATTCTTTCTCTTGATAAATTATTAGAAAAAAATGAATAAAGAAAAAATTTTATTTATAGATATAGAAACATTTGCCAATGAAGGATATTTTTGGAATAGAATATGGAAAACTAATATAATTGAAATAATAGATTATATGAACATTATTTCTTTCTCTGCTAAATGGTTAGGCGGCAAACATATTACAAAGGCACTTTGCGATTATCCGGGTTATAGACCAAAAAATAGAAATGATAAAAAAATAGTAAAAGATATTTATGAACTTGTTAGTAATGCAGATATTGTAATTGGGCAAAATTTAAAAAAATACGATCTTCGAGTGTTAAATTCAAGATTTCTATATTACGGACTAACGCCACCAACAACATATAAAGTTGTAGATACAAAAACTGAAGCCAAAAAGATTTTAAATTTACCAAGTTATTCTTTAAATGATATAGCTGATTATTTTGGTTTTGGACATAAACTTGAACATGAAGGTTGGAGGTTATGGAAAAAATGTTATAATGGTGATAAATCCGCATGGACAAAAATGAAGGCTTATAACCGTATGGATGTAATTCTTTTAGAAAAACTATATCTGAAACTTCGCCCATACATTCATAATCACCCAACGCTTGGTATGTTTAGAAATAGCGGTGAAGTATGTCCAAATTGTGGATCAAATAAGTTACAATCTAGAGGATTTGTGGTAACCAAGACATCTAAATATAGAAGGTTTGTATGTACTTCGTGCGGTTCATGGGGCAGATCAGTATATAATATACAGGAAAATAAACCGATAGTTTCGTTATAATGGATAAAAAACAATATTTTAAAGAATTAAAAAATAAAATATTAGAAAGCGTAGAATTGGTTTATTCTAAGAATATAGACAGTAAAATTACTGGATTAAAAAATTTAGAAATGTTTATTTCTGCATTGAAAAGAGAATTGATATCTAAAATTGGTGAAGATAAATATAATAATAAAAAGACCATAACAACTTCCGATATTCAGAAAATAAAAAAGTTTGGAGAAGATAATGGATGGCCGGGAATGGTTTTAAAAAGAGAAAGTAGAATAACCAAATATTTGGGTGCTGGTGAAGATAAATGGAACGAAATATTAAGTTTAGCAACATTAAAGAATCCGTATAATGAAAATATTTTAGATCTTATACGGGCGGTTGAAGAAAATGACAAATATGAGCCTGGAATGGACAGATAAAGACGAAATTGAATATCAAGGATGTATACGCTTGATTGAGGGTATTATTTTACGCGTATTAGATGATATAAGTATATCTGGAAAATGGTATAATAGAGATCTTAGTTTAAATATACTTAAAAAAAAACGAACAATATTAAGACAGATGTTAAAATGGTTTAGACACCAAAACTGGGATATACTATTAGATATTTATTGTAATTATATTGGAATTAATAAAAAAAATATTAAAAAAAAATTTGAACGCATTAGAAAAGAAAGTGTCCGTTACACAAATATCAGGATTAAGGAGAAGAATAAAAATACCACCAGAACGGATAGAAATACCGTTAAAGTTAAATTCACGAAAACAGAGGAGAATATCTAAGCGAGAACTAAAAAAATATGAATAATCCGCTTAAAAATCTATTTAGAAACAACAATACCAAAGAGAAAGAAGCAATGGATCGTTTGTTGCGTTGTGCCGAAGGTAGAGCACAATTTATGGCATCTTTATCGTGCATGTTTCCCAAAAATAAAAAGACGCTTTTTGATTTATCCATAGATATAAATCAAAGAATGGCAATAGATATGTGGGAAAAATCAATGTTAAAGGGTCAACTAAACGAAATAGAAAATATATTAAAAAGTAGAAAACAATTAAAAACTAAAGTTGATTTAATTAAAGATATTATTAATCCACCGCCAAAAAAAGAAGAATATTATGAATAAACTACAATTAAAAAATATACCTGTCAAGTTTGATGAGGAAGGACATGTATATACAAATACAGAAACTGGCGAACTATTAACTGGTGTTACTACGATCTTAGAAGCGAAAAGCCGTGACTTTCTTCACTTTTGGACCGTAAAAGAAGCGGTACGATTTCTTGGATGGTTTGATCCGGAAGAAACTGATCCAAAAGAAGGCGTTAAAATACTAAAACAAAAGTTTGCTAAACTAAAAAAACTGACACCAAAAGAATATTATAAAATACTAGATGAAGCCAGGCTTGCATGGTCAAAAAAGTCCAAAAATGCATTAAACAAAGGAACTATTATACATAATTGGTTAAAAGAATATATTGCTGGCAATAATCCAAAAATACCAGAAGACAAAGAAGTATTATCAAGCATTAACGCTTTTCTTAACTTTGAAAAACAACATCATGTTGAGTGGTTGGCATCAGAACTTATGGTAGCCAGTCTAACACATAAATTTGCAGGAACTTTAGATTTTATAGCAAAAATAGACGGTATATTGACACTCGGAGACTTTAAAACAAGTAATCAAATGTCAGAAGATTATGATTTACAATTGGCTGGATATATGATAGCTTTAAAAGAAATGTTAAAAGAAGGAGAAGGGGTTCCGTCACAAAGAATGATAATTAGAATATCAAAAAATGGTGGTGATTTTGAAATCCATATTTGCGACCCATCTTTATTACAATTTGATTGTGAAACATTTCTACATTTAAGACAAATACATAAATGGATGGTTTATCATGAAAACAGAAAAAATAATATATAATGTTTACCAAAACAATCGGATTGATAGTTTTCTAAATATAGAAGATATGGAATTGTTTGTAATTAATGCCATAAATAATGGAATAAAAATTACTGCGATAGGAGGAATGTCTGAACTGAATAAAAGATTTGCGTTTCATTATAAAGTTGAACCCGGTAGAAGTATTTACCGAATTTTATCTATGTTAATTGATGAAGGTGTAAATCCATACTAGCCCACTTGATTTTTTTTTATTTTTATGCTAAACTTATATTAACAATTAAATAGGGTATAATCGCTTGTTTTGAATAAAAGTGCCCATATTCTTATGCGAAAAACAAGCATAAAACATTAAGACAATAGGTAAAATATTAGTTTCTATACTACTATTTTCTATAACATTTACGGCAAGAGCATATTGGTTAGATGACTTCTGGAATATGTATTTAGCACCAAAACCAAGTAATCTAACAATAATACAACAAAATAGTGTAGTAGCGACTAATCAAATAACAATATCTAAGTATGCTAATTATCCAACAACAACACAAAGAAAAATATTGCCAACAGACTGGAACCCATTGTCTGCTGGTCAATGTGTTGGATTCGTAAAATATCTGACAGGAGTAGATTATTCTGGTAATGCTATTTCTTGGCAAAAATACATTAATACACAAATACCAGAAATAGATTCAATAGTTGTTATAAATGCAGGTAAATCTGGACATGTAGGAATTGTTATAGATAAAGATGAAAATACAATAACAGTTTTGTCAAGAAACTGGAATGGTTTATGGGTTATTAGTAAAGATAAATTTAATATAAATGATAATAGGATTCTAGGATTTATAACCTATAAATGATGTCTACTGAGATATTCGAACAAAACGGTATCTTGGTAAATAATCAGTAAATTGTGTGTCTCGATAAGAAATTATAAATAGATTAAATATCAAAAGATCGTATAGACACATAACTAAAACACGATATTTCTATCGTGTTTTAGATTGGCCAACCTAAACTTATTTGCCCAAAGACGCTTTTGTTCCACTATAAAGTCCACAACTTGTTAATCCAACAACAAGTCCAAATAGAACATTTGATAGCGTTACTCCAAGTCCAACAATGGACAAACCAATACCTATACCAACGGAAAGTAGCGGAATAAATCTTTTAGAAATACCTACGGCTCTTTTTAATGCTTCTACCAATCCGCCGGTTAAAGCAACTCCCAAAACTGTATCAAAAATGATTTTCTCATTCATATTAGAATTTTGACAAAGTTTTTGCTAATGCTGCCATTTTTCGGATCTTGGGATTCTTGCTTTTTTGGGCTTGCATTAGTTTTACGGCAGGAATTTTTTCGCCCAACGGTACACCAAGTGCACGATGGAGTTTCCCTTTAGATGAAGGGTTTAATGCCTTCTGGATCCACTTTTTATTTTTATTTGCCATATTTTTATACTTATTTATCTATTTATTCGACCCGGCTCAGTGCCGCATATATTTATATAATAACATATTTTTAGAGTAAAATCAACTTATGCTATTGGTATTTTTGTTCTATCTGTCCATGTAGATATTGGTTTAGTACGGTTTGTAAATGTAGTAGTGGGCTTAGTTCTATTTGTAAAAGTGGTAGTTGGTTTAGTTCTGTCCGTAAAAATAGTTGTTGGTTTAGTTCTGTCCGTGTATATAGGATTTGCGGGTTTAGTTCTGTCTGTCCATATAGGACTTGGAGAAGGAGAAATAGATGGCGATACTGATGGACTTAAAGATACAGACGGGGATACGGATGGACTTATTGATGGACTAATAGAAGCAGATGGGGATATACTTGGAGATAATGATGGACTTTTGCTTGGACTTACACTTGGACTAATAGATGGAGAAAGACTGGGGCTAATACTTGGACTTATAGATGGACTGATGCTTGGACTAACTGATGGTGAAATAGAAGGACTAAGACTTGGTGAAAGACTTACTGACGGGGATACCGACGGAGAAAGAGAAGCGGATGGTGATACCGATGGAGAAAGACTGGGGGAAAGACTAACTGATAAAGATGGACTTAAACTAGGAGATAAAGATACACTTGGAGATACACTTGGGGAAATACTAGGACTTAATGAAGGGCTTACTGAAACAGACGGACTAACAGAAGGACTAATAGATGGTGATAATGACGGGGAAATGCTAGGACTAATACTCGGACTTAATGAAGCCGAAATTGAGGGACTTATCGACGGACTGAAAGAAACGGAGGGAGAAACACTGGGAGACAAAGACGGAGACAGACTTGGACTGATTGATGGACTTAGAGATGGAGAAATAGACGGTGATAATGAAGGACTTAAAGACGGAGACAGTGAAACACTAGGACTAACCGATGGACTAACTGAGGCACTTGGAGAAACTGAAGGACTCAAACTGGGTGATAAACTCGGCGAAAGTGACGGACTCAAACTTGGAGACAATGACGGACTTAAACTAACGCTAGGCGAAACACTCGGAGAAATACTTGGGCTAATAGAAGGACTTAGACTTACCGATGGTGAAACAGACGGACTGATACTCGGTGATACTGAAGGACTAAGACTTGGTGAAACTGATAGGGATAGACTTGGAGATAAACTGGGAGAAAGGGAAGGAGAAAGACTAGGGCTCAAGGAGGGGGATAAACTAACACTCGGTGAAATGGACGGACTGATACTTGGAGATAGCGAAGGAGAAATACTTAGCGATAAGCTTGGAGATATACTAGCACTTGGAGATATTGATGGACTGATACTGAGAGATAATGAAGGACTTAAAGACGGCGAGATTGATAATGAAATACTTGGAGAAATGCTTGGACTTAAACTAGGACTTATTGATGGAGATAAAGATGGCGATAACGAAATCGAAGGACTGACCGATGGAGAGACTGAAGGCGAAATACTGAGCGAAATTGAAGGAGATAAACTTGGTGATAAACTAGGAGAAAGTGATACAGAAGGGCTTACGCTTGGACTTAAACTTGGAGATATGCTTGGAGATTTGGATGCTGATGGACTAACAGATGGAGATAAACTAGGGCTTAAAGAGGGACTTAACGAGGGAGATAGACTAGGCGATTTACTAACACTAGGTGATACAGAAGGAGAAACCGAAGGCGATATTGAAGGAGATATAGAAGGCGAAAGACTCGGTGATAGAGATATCGATGGAGATAAGGACGGAGAGATACTTGGTGATAGACTCGGTGACAAGGAAGGACTAAGACTTGGAGAAATGCTAGGGCTAAGTGATAGAGAAAGCGACGGCGATAAACTAGGACTAGGAGAGACACTGGGAGATATACTTGGACTAGGAGAGATAGACGGGCTAATACTAGGCGAAATCGACGGAGAAATACTAGGACTTAACGAAGGTGACGGTGAAACAGATGGACTTGGAGAACCCCACGCAATATCTGTTGCAGATCTAAAATAAATTTTGCCATAATAATCTAAATCTGACGTAGCACCAAACATCCAAACCATCACAGAAGAAGCAGAAGGAACATTTGGTTTTTTTCCATTAATGATTGGATAATTTGCCCATAATAAGTTAGAATTTTGCTGCTGCGTTGGTTCAAAACTGATAGTTTCTATTGATTGCCAATTGTTGTCGGTTTTTTTTCTAAGAACAATATTCCTAATCGTAGAACTATATAACCCCGTTTCCTCTCCTGAAACATAAATATTATTATCTTTATCTAAAGAGATACAAGGTCGATAAGCATTGTGAGTGCCATCACCAAAAACAACTTCGGCTGCTGACCAAGTAGTTGTTTTCTTTTGATATAAATCTGACCAAACATTATTAATAGCCCTATTATAGACTAGGTGAAGATTATCCGAACTGTCAATAGCTAAAACGGGAACGAAAGAAGACCATGCGTTGTCTGTTACTACTTCTGGACTACTCCAACCATTCGAATATGCTATATGTACAATCTGATAATAATTATTATTTGCTCCGCCCCAATAGGGGCCATCCCATACAATGTGTATATCATTACTACTATTTATGGCTATGCTTGGGTCAAATTGATGATATGCCTTATCTGTCAAGGGGGTAATATCTTCATAAGTTCCGTTACTATTTCTCTTTCTATAGACTATCTGACAGTAGGTAGTATTAGTACCATAACCTAATCCATACCAAGTAATATGGAGATTATCATTACCATCAATAGCAATACTCGGGGCATACTGTTCACTTGCACTATCTGTGACCATTTCTCTGCTTCCCCAGTTGTTCCAAATACCCTTAACTAAGCAAATATTTTTTACATTATCGTTTACTGTTGGACTTTTAGTTTCCCAAACAATAAAGATATTATCAGCACTATCAACAGCTATTTTTGGACAATACTGTTGTCTAGTCGCATGAGTATATACTAACTGATTTGACCACGAACTACCACCATCAGTCGAGCGAGAGACATAAATATCTCCCCAAATACCATTAGTGCCATTCCATCGGTTATAGACGACATAAAGATCTCCATTAGAAGTTCTGGCAATGCTATTTCTAGCAGAAGTTTCCAGATAACATGCATTAGAATCAACAATACTATTATCGGGTGCCACTGATGGAGATAAAGACGGAGAAATAGAAGGGCTAATGCTCGGGCTTAATGAAGGAGAAATACTAGGAGATAATGAAGAACTTATACTTGGAGAAAAAGAAGGGCTTAGTGATGGTGAAATAGATGCCGATGGGCTAATACTTGGAGAGATACTTGGAGAGATTGATGGACTTAACGAAGAAGAAATAGATGGACTCAACGACACCGAAGGACTTACACTTGGAGAAAACGAAGGCGACAAACTAAACGATAAACTTGGAGAAAAACTTGGGCTTAGTGAGGGTGACAACGAAGGCGAAACCGAAGGAGATAAAGAAACACTAGGGCTAACCGAAGGACTAAGAGAGGGGGAAAGACTGGGACTAAGAGATGAACTAAATGAGGGACTTATGGAGGGACTTAAACTAGGAGAGATAGACGGTGATAAACTAGGACTTAAGGATGGAGATAAACTAACGCTCGGTGAAATTGACGGACTGATACTTGGAGATAGCGAAGGAGAAATAGAAACTGACGGGCTTATACTCGGTGAAATTGAAGGAGACAAAGAAGGACTCAAAGACACTGATGGACTGATACTCGGTGAAAGTGAAGGACTTAAACTCGGACTAATGCTTGGCGATAGTGAGGGGGAAAGAGAAACCGATGGTGAGACTGATGGAGAAATGCTTGGGCTGAGACTCGGAGAGATAGAAGGAGAAAGAGATGGAGAAAACGATGGACTTAGACTTGGAGATAAACTCGGCGATAAACTCGGACTTAGGCTGGCGCTGGGCGAAACCGATGGGCTTATACTGGGACTAACTGATGGAGAGATAGAAGGAGAAAACGAAACACCACTACTAATTGTGACTGCTACTAATATTGCTACTGCATAGACATCATTATTATTTGTCGTTGCTTTACAGTCTAAATTCTGATCAGCAGGCATTGTCATTGCCGCTGAGATACCCTGGTTATCTGGTGAAGTTACTACCGAATTAGTTACTTGAGTTCCTTCTGCTGTATCAATTTCGACGACTGAAGTAGAATTGTTAGCAGCGTCGACAGCGTTTTTATAAACATTAGTTACTCCACTCCATTCGGTAGAATCCCATTTAGTAAGTGTACTTTGTAATCCCGTACCAGTAGATAGAAGAGTATTGGCAAGAAGATACTGGGGTTCAAGTTTAGTAATAACGCCACTATACAGCGTAAAATATAAATCAAATGTAGAATATGGGTTCCACACTCCACCATTTTGCCTATAATATTGTGTACCATCGGCATATACATCCGAAGATGTTTCGTTCACTTCAAAGTAATTGGTATTATTATTTGTATCAGGCGAGCGGGTAACTTGAATATAGTATGTTGTATTAGAGTCTAATAGTACAGGATTCGTAAAAATTAAAATATAGTCAGTACCAGATGTAGTTAAATTACTTGCGGGCATGGTAGCTGAAGCAAGTGAACTTCCACCAAGATTTGAAACTATATCAACTCTAACCGTATCAGTTGGAGAACCAACTTTTAATAATTTAAGTTTTACCGCGGTAATTGTTTTGGCCGTAGTAAGTTTAAAAGATTGCCCTCCGGCTTCAGACGAGCTAGCATTAGAACCGCCAGTTATCCATAGATAATTTGCAGAAGTCGTATTTTGAGTTATTTCTTCCGAACCAAGCTGGTCAATAATAATCTTCGCATTATAAATAGTAGTAGCGGATTTAGAGGAAGCACTTTTGAAAGCAACTCTATAATTTCTTCCTGCCGTAAGAGTAATTGCAGAACTTCTTACTATAGTAGCACTAGTACTTGTAGTTGTTATGGTTGAACCAGTAACATCTGTCCAACCCGTAAAACCATCTCCCGTGCCGTCTGCAACTTGAAGCGAACAGGTCGCAGCAGATTTGGAGGAATCTGATTTGAAAGAGGCCTCGAAAAAAGCAGTAATAGTTCCATCCCAATTGGCAGAAGTATATTTCCAGTATTTTGGATTAGTTAGTGCAACTAAGGTCGTAGAGGTAGTAGAACATTGAGAACCTATTTCTATTTGAGTTTCGGTGCTGGAAAGAGCAGAGGTGTTTTGAATTACAATTATACGGGCAGATTTGACTGTTTGAGAGTGAGTTCCATCTGCAAGATTTTGTACAAAATAAGTAGTTCGTCCTGCTGGGGGTGTAAAAGCACTAGAACGATTAAGAGTAAAAGCTGTAGAAGTTCCCACAGAAATACTTGCATCATCTGTGGATGTCCCATTTCTACGCAGGGTTACTGTTCCTGTATTAGATGCACTGCCAGCAGTTTCAGCTTCAAAATAGTAAGTTACTGTTCCGTTATATCTAGTGGTATCTAGTTGAATACGAGCATTAGTATCTACTGAAGTTGTAGAGGTTGATACTGCGTTTAATATATTTATTTCTTGTCTTATTTGTATCATATTTATTTTAGATGTTTAACATCCATTACTCCCCAAATCTCAACGGTCTTGTATTTATCGTCTTCTCTCATTTTAGGTTTAGCAAAGTTCCATAATTCTGAATCGGGTGTATCGTCTGCCTTACTCCAGTCAAAATCAGTCATCAGTTTACGGGAAAGAAGCGAACACCCAATACCCTGCTGAACCGTATCTCCTGTCGGCAGGGTTTTGTAGCAATGTGAAATCCAGTCAGCATCTTGCCCGTATTTAAGCAAGGTTTCAATCACGTCTTTTGGAGGAATGATATCGGCTTCTATGTTCATCCAGTGGGTATAGTTTCCTGCAAGAAAGTGCTTTTGAATTACTGCCATCGATTTGCATATTCTATTACCCATTCGTTGAGGGTCTTGGTCTTGGTTAGATAGATGTATCATTGGCACTTGGTCGCCCCACTTCTTAACATACGAATCATCGGGGGAGTTATCTACTACTAAAATATCGTAATTCGGGTAGGTCAAGTTTTTAACATTATCTATCCATTCTTGAAAACAGTATTCTTTGACTTGGTGGGTCGGACAAGCAACAAGGATTTTTGGGACTTGTAATCTTTTTTTCCATTCCTCTATAGTTTTCAGATTAACAAAATTTTCTTCATCTATTCCGCTACCAATAGGGTCTATGTTGTGTTCCTGAATCTTCCCTACACGATTACATTCTGCCCACGCCTTGTCTATATCTGTTTCTTTCACATACTCCCACAAACCCTGCGAGTAAACTACATCGAAAAACCCATTTTTGAAAGGAATGTCAGTAACCGAACCCTTGAGAACATATCCTTTAGCACAAGAGTTTTCTAGGGCATAGTCAGAAATTTCTAATCCCCAAGCATCACAGCCTTTCTCTCTTAAAAGTTTAACTAAGTATCCACAACCTGTTCCGCAATCTAAAAAGCGAACTTTTCCATATTGTTGGATTAATCTATTAGCTAAAGATTCACAATAATCATGTCTATGGACTGTTCCCCAAATATTATCATAATATTTTTTATTTGTTTCTATCATAATTACATTGCCAATTGATAAACCCGACACGAAATAATAGAACTCACGTTCTTATAGTTGGATAAATTAGATATATTAGCTGTTAAAATAAAATCAGTATTAGCCGCCGAAGTATTATCTGAATCGACCGTTTCCCACGCTGATGTATTTCTATTGTAAATTTGTAAATAAACAGCAACCGACGATGGGGCAATTGTGGTTTGTCCTTCCCATTCTAAATTACAAGAATTTGCACTTCCCACATAATCCTTGAATTGATGAATAGCAATTCCATCTGTATGGGTTTGTTCAACCCTTGTATCGTCTTTAGTGGATACATCTAAATAATCCTGTGTTGAATAAGCGGTTTCTAAATCATCATCATTGGTAGGTGGTGTTGCATATTCTCCTCTTGTATAATCTGTCCAACCAGGGCTTGGAGATGGAGAAATACTGGGACTAATAGATGGAGATAAACTAACTGAAGGACTGATCGAAGGAGAAAGAGAAGGAGATAAACTGGGAGATAAACTCGCACTCGGGGAAACACTGGGCGAGATTGAAGGAGAGATGGAAGGAGAAGTTGAACCAGCCGCACTATGCACCACCACCAATTTAGGGTCTTGAGAAGTGCCCGTTTGGTCAGCGCAATAGCCTTCTAACCTAGTGTTGAGATAACCAGAAGCCCAGGGCGGGGTGCTATTTGCGTCATCATATTGCTGATTCTTCGCACCAAATTTTGAAATTCCAGTTTTGTTTATATTCCCCCTACCCGTAGCATTAAGGGTAAAATCATTATAACCAGATGTAGACCAATTAGCATAAGTAATTAAATCGGATTGTAAAACACCACCCGGAGACATCCCACCAGAACTATAGTCTGCTGCAACCAGATTATCGTTTGAAGCGGGATTGGAAAGATAGATACCAACATTGGGTGTAGCATTAAGTTGGTCTTGTTTACCCTTGCCGTAAATGGAAAGAACTGCCGAAGTAATATCATCTGTTCCAATAGTAGAAGTGTCAAAAAGATAAATTGCACGAAGGTTATATCTAAAATAATTGGTAGTGCTCCCGGCTGAAAACTGAACGGGTGTTGTCCATAATTCGGTAGGATTGGCATAAGTTGAGGTCCCTGCGTGGTTAACGATATACGACCACGCCTTCCCGGCATCACTTCCTCCATCATCATAAACCGTATATCCGACACCTCCATCAACAGGACTATTTGCTCCAGCGGCTGGATAAAAAGTATCGGTAGTGCTCCCTATTTTACCCTTAACTATTTTTCCTCTCGGGTTATTCTTGGTTGAAACAAGAATCGTATGGGCTAATGATTGTAAAATAGCTTCTTTGGGGTCTTCTCTTAATTTTCTTTGTTTTAATTCACCAGTTTTTTCATCTGTCCACTCCCGAACAATATCGCCGTTTGGGTCATCAACTAAAATCGGGGGATTAAAAATCCTAAATCTTTCTATTTCAACCGTGCCGTCTTTACCAAAACCTACTTGTCCCTGAGAATCCCAGGCTCTAGCATAAAGCTCAATTCCGCCCCCAATCGGATTAAAAGAAATAATCTCAATATCGTAATCAGCACCAGAGAACTTAACATTGGTTCTAGGAACACTTTTAATTTTAGCTATTTCGGTAGCTTTGATATTGGCTCGCTCTCGGGCTGGTTTATTTTGAAGTAAATCTTTAATCATTACGTATCTCTTTTTGTTCGGAAGCAAAGAATAAAAAGTTGAATGTGTGCATCTTTATATACACATTATAACATAAAAATACACCAAAATCAAGGTATTTGGTGTATTTTTAATATATATTTATTGTTTTTTATAAATTTTCTAAGTCTTCTTCTGTCCACCCATTAACTGGCCAGAATTTTTTTAATAACCAAACTAATTTTGGATTTTTCCAATATTTATTTTTAACATTGTCTTTTGTTTTTTGCGTCTCTTTTCCACTATTAGGCCAAGGGAAACTAAAATCTCCACCCTGTGTACGAAACAGATGGGCATACCATGTATGATGATTACATAAAACCCTTCCGCCATTAAACCATGTAGCTAAAGCCACTTCTATACCCTGATTGCCCCAGTTTCCGAGTTTTTCATCACATACCTCCCATTTCCAGTAGTTTTCTCTTGTAACCATAAAACAACTTCCTTGTAAAGACATTGTTTCGGTAAAACCAGTTTCTTTTTTGTCTTTTATATATTCTGGACGATGTTTATAATCTTCAAAATATTGAAAGTGTGGTATTGCGTCAAAACAATAAGAAGTAGATTGTGGATTATGTTTCCCTATCCACATAATTTTTTTTGTAAATTTTGTACTATCACAAGGTTTACCAGTCCCCTTAAAATTGGTTTCTTGACATTTAATAGGAGTAGGCCCCTGATACCACTTTTTACCGCATTTTAGACACTTCCAATCAAAAGCCCAAAGATTTCTCATTATAGGAACCATTGTTACATTGTCTCCTGTCTCTTTAAAACCTTCTATCATTTTTCGATCAAATCCTTTATCAAAAGCACAATGGGCATCAATCTTCATTACAAATTTTGCTTTGCTTAACTTGCACGCCAAATTAGTTGCCGCTCTTTGCCCTATTGGTTCTGGTACATAAATTACATTCACTCTTTCATGCTGAAGGATTGGCGGATCTGCCCATGCCCCGTCTAAAACGGCAATCACTTCTGTGTCTGCTTCTATGTTCTTCAGAATATCCTCTATGGTATTCTTAAGAAATGCCTCATTGCGGCTAGGAATTAAAATTGAAAGTTGGTTTGCCATATTTAAAAACATCTTCTATTGTTCCCCAATAGGAGAGATTAAATGTTCTCTTTGTTCCTCTTCTATTTTTTGTAAAATTATTATTATGTCTTATGTCTATATTTGGAATTGTCGTTCTGAAATTTCTCCCTTCATAATCTTGAATATATTTCTTTAATCTTTCTCTAATATGAGCAACATTTTTTCCAACCGCCAATCGCATAGCGTGGTTATAGTCCATCGCCCCTGCCTCCCCAATTCTTCCCAACGGATATCTTGCTTTCCATACTGGGTCGCTCATCATATCTATCCTATCTTGTGTTGCTTTAATCATTATTTTTGTTCCGCAAATTAATTGGGAATTAGCCTTTCTATTTTTAAAAAATGAAAACATACCGTTAAATTCTGGATGACTTAGACTATATACTTGTAATAACCAAACATTTTCATTATACCAAAAGACATTTTTGTCTGGGGGAATAAAAGCAAAATGTTCGGGGGTATATAAACAATCGTGTTCAGCAATGGCAATAAATTCGGTCTTTACTCTTTTTAACGCTTCCATCATTTGAATGTTGATGGTCAAACTTGTCCTTTCCATTTCTCCTACGCAAATATTTTCGCCAAAATCTATAGGCTTATGAGAAACGGAAATTAAAGGATAATTACCGATTGATTCCAAAATGTTTTTTTTACAAAATTCATCTATCTTAGGATCAAGACAATTATCGGTCAAATAAATTATTGTTTTATTAACATCCATGAATAATATTTATCATTCTTTTTTTCTAATTCAATTGGCTTCGATCTGCCAAAAATATAAAAGTTTTTAACACCAAAAGCTCTTACATAGGCATCAATAATTGGTTTAACTTGGCAAATAACGTTATTTGCTGTCGGATCTGTGCAGAAATAATCGTGTCCAGATATTATACCGTTTTTTTTAACTTTAAAACTCCATTCATAAATATCCTCTGCTATATATCTAAATCTATGATCACCGTCTATGTAAACAAAATCAAGGCTTTCATTGTCAAAAAATTTTAATGCATTCATTGAAGTTTCTCTAATAAGCAAACATTGCCCATTTTTTATATAGGTATCAAGATATCTTTGAGTATGTCCGTATAGAAAATCTTGTCTTGCCTTGTTTTTTTGTGTTCTCCCCGCTCCTTCATATGGTTGCCATGGATCAATTGCATATATTTTTAATCCAACATCTAAGAATTTTTTTGTAAATTCTCCTTTATAAACTCCGATTTCCACTCCAACTTTATAACCCATTTCTTTTAAAAATTCTGGTAATTCATCTCTTGAATTATCAGGAATTTCAAACGGACATCCTTCATATTTTATTCCATCAATTAGTTTCATTTAAATGTTCTTTTTTTTCTTACGTAATATTTGCGCAAAGTTTTACCATCTCCCCAATATTTTAATGAATAAATCGGAATACGCTCTGAATGGGTGTAATATCTAAGAGAATCTCCTGTTTTTATTTGTACGACCGGATTTTCGCTTTCCCAGTATTCAATTTTATCAAATACATCTTCTTTGCGCCATCTTTCTTTCGGAAAATTTTTCTCTTCTATACTCCACATCGGTGCTCCTTCAAATAATTTTTTTAATGTTTTTATATAAAATTCTCGTCCAACTATTTGCGCATGTGTAGCTCCCTCAGGTTTTCTAAAATAAAAATCTCTCATATCTGGCATTACATATAAATTTGAATCACGATAACAAACATCATCTCTTGGCGGAATAAACGTAAAATAATCTGGTGGATAAAGAGTATCAGCCTCTGCAGATATTACAAATTTTGTGGTTGCCGCTTCGCATGCAATTAAAATTTGTCTAAAACAATTAAAGCCACTAGCCCCAACATCACCTACACAAATATTTGTTCCTAGATTTATTGGTTTTTGAGAGACAGAAATTATAGGAATATCTCCGCATACTTTTAGAAGATTTTCTTTAATCCTATTTTCAAATCCCTCGTCTTCGCGGTTTGATGTGTAATATATAATACTAACTAAATTATCCATTTTTAAAAATAATCTTATGCAACTAATATATTTTTACATATTCCACTTTGGTAAAATTTCTTTCTCATAATATTCTCGCCATGTGTCTAAAGCATATTTATAACCAGCTTCACAATTGGCCGGATTTTCTTCAGTACCGTTATTATGTGTCCTTGGAAAACTTCGATGTTTATGTGCAAACCAAGTATTTTTATTAAGCATTAACCTGCCTCCTGCTTTCCATGTTTTAAATTGCATTTCATGAGAATCTTGTATAAGTGGGCCATAATGTTCTGTATCTAGTTCACCTATTACTTCATCCCACCATTTTCTAGGCATTACCCAACACGATCCTTGCATGGCCATGGTTTCATCAATCATTATATCTTTACGTTCTTCATCTCTTGATCTCCATCTTTGTGCTGCAAATTTCTTTCCTTCTTGAATAACTAATTTTTCGTAATCTACATAGGGTATGTCCATAAGTTCCCACTTAACAGGATCTAAATAATATCTTCTGGCAGTCATTATCCAATTTGGTTCGCAAACATCAGTCATTGCTTTATCAAAACCCTTAGCAAACATACAATGTTCGTCGGTTCGCATAATAAATTCGCCTCTTGAAATAGATACTCCCGCATTTATTGCCCCCCTCATTCCACGATTTCGGCCAAGATGCACATATCTTACTCTTGGGTCTTGTACTATTTCATAAGATGGCCAAAAACCATCTAAAACATCAATTATTTCTAATTGATCACCAAGTTCAGATCCTTCTAAAAGTGAATTAATGGTTTTTACAGAATAAGGATCTTTATATGAAGGAATTATTATTGATAATTTTATCATTTATTTCTAATAACTTATTTGTTAATTCCGGTACATATCCTAACGATTCTGCCCAGGCGGCCCACCCATAAACATCTTTGGGCAAGCACTTGCTATTTATACCTCTTTTGTCTGGATAGACAAAAGTAAACCAAAGATTAAATCTTGGATCATCTCCATATACTATATCACGAATTGTATAATAATCAACTCCAGCTTTTTCACAGACATCGTATAACTCTTGACATTGCATTACTTTATATGCTATAGCCCTATTCTCTGAAAGTTTAATTATTTCAGCTTCATAATTTGTTACCTGTCTTATTACAATATTTGCATTGTATACAGTTTGATATAGTTCTATTATTTTTCTACGATTTTCTGGTTTTCCTCCTAAAACTATGAAAGATCTTGTTTTCAAATCATTTAGCGGATGATTTATAGATTCTCCCAAATATTCTGGTTGAAATACAATATTTTTATTGTATGTTTTTTCTAAATAATCACAAGTTCCAGGCATTACGGTAGAACGAATTAATATTAATGGACTATTACAATTTTTTACCACATCTTCAACTATAGAACAGTCTAATGCACCGTTTTTTAATGGTGTTGGAACACAGACAATAGAAATGTCCGCAAATTCATTATTTATAAAATTTTGTAATGGATCGTGAACTAAAGCATCTGGAAACAATTTTTTCATTGCTTTACCCACGTATCCAAAACCATAAATTTTTATCATGGCTTTAGTAAAATATTAATATAAGGAAGAACTGATCTTAATTTTTTAGAAATCATTTCGTCAGAAATAGCCGTTTGTGCATCATCAACATCAATATATGGGTTTGTCCCCCTGTTAGCATTATAAAAAATCTGTACCTGGTGCGCAAACTCAAAAACCAAAGATCTTGGATCAAAACCAGGTAGTTTAGAAATACACATATTTCTTTCTGGATAATAGAAGGTAGTTAACATATTATCATTTACGTCTACGGGTGTATAACGAATAAATGAATAACGATATGGCAAATACTTTTTATCAAACATTTCATCTGCCAGTTTATATGCGCTAAACTGATCTAATGGCCCTTTAATAGATTTGTTTATTATGTCCCACGTGCATGTAAGCATTCCAGCACTATATTTTAATAGTTCATTCTGAAAATTTTTCATTTGTGGAATATTTATATTAACAACAACAATAGGAATATTTGTTGAATAAAAATATTCTTCTGGGTCTAAACGTTTTCCGTTCCTTATTATCTGTAAATGAAGATGTGGACCCGAGGTTTGTGTACCAGAGTTTCCGCTTATTGCTATCGGTTGTCCTTCATTTACTCTTGTTTTAAATAACCATCCCTGTCTAACTAAATATTTATCTAAATGCGCCATTTCTATTTTGTCACCATTATCTCTTTTAATACCTATCCAGTTGCCACCTTTTGTTTCTTTGAATGTATAAATAGTTCCGCCACATGGTGCATAAATGGTTTCATAATTGGCCACATAATCACAGGCAGCACCAAGTCCATCTGCAATATGTTCTTTTACTCCACGTATAAGTTGTCGTCTAAATAATGGGAATGTCATTTTGTTAAAACATATATAGCTAATCCTGTAATAACAGCCGAAAATAAAGATAATATAATGGTTATTACCGGAGAAATTCCCTTAAGTTTTTCCATTTTGTTATAAACATCATTTTTAAAATGTTCAAAACAATTACTGGTAAAAAATTTAAAATCGCTTGATAATAAATCAACTTTCTTATCAAGAGATTTATAATTTGCTTCTAAAGCTGCTAGTTTACGTACTATTTCTATTTTGTAATCTTCTTCGTTCATTTATTTAATGTTGCTTGGATTATATTGTTCAACTCCAACAACGTCTTGCATTATATTATCGACCAAATTTCTGTATTTTTGAAAGAAGTATGGGGATTCATATCTCATCATTCCCTTCATTAATAAAGCATAAAGTTCTTTTGGAAAATCTATTATCGGTTGATTTAGATCTAAACCAGTCCATTTTTGTATATTATTTACATAACTATCTGATTTTTTATTAGGAATAGTGGTACCAGATTCGTGTATTCTTAACATATCTGCAACTGTCGGATTGTCAATATTTTCTTTAGATAAAATACTCTGGACAATATTTCCGCCACCAGATAATTTTGTATTCAAATCTTCTGCACTTGCCCTTATTCCCTCTTCTGGACTATTAAACTTTTGTAATACTGTTTTTGAATTTGGCTCTTTTAAATTTGTGGCATTATTATTAATTACTGGTTTTTCTGTCATCTGTTTTGGGGTATATTTCAACGTATCAATACTTTTACCATTTTCTAATATTGACGGATCTTTTAACTTCGTAGTATCGAATGCTAATTTATTGTCTATTGTTGGTTTATTATTTACATTTATAGTATGTGAACCAAACAATGGTGATAAAAGATTTATTATTTTGGTTATTATACCACCACTTTGCTCGTCTACCCTTTTGTATTGTGGCATATCTTTTATTTTTTGTAAAGCATATGCTGGTTCTTGTTGTGCACCTTGTATAAATTGTTCCGGTGTTTGCGGTATTTCTGCAGCATAAGCGGTACCACCAAGCGGATTTAACAAAGACAAATCTAATACATCGTCCCATAACCATTTACCAAGATTATAAACACCACGGCCACCTCCACCAGCCTGAGAGGTCATAAATTTTGCTAATAGATCTGCTGCTTTTTCTATATCACCAGCGCCAATTGCAGCACCAGCCCTTACGGCAGTTTCTATTCCTCCACCTATCGTTCCGGCAGTTGGCCCCATTGCCCATGCAACACCTCTCCCAGATAAACCAGCGGTAATAGCATCTCCTATTATAGACATTACACCGGTGTTTAATGCCCCTTCTATATATAGGCCTAAGAAAGATTTATCTTCATCTGTTAGCCCTTCCGTTAATGCCCTTCCGGTTATAATTCTTTTAAGTACATTTTGTGCCATTCCCAATGGAGGATATATGGTTGTAATAATTGCCAAATTTCTTAAAGCCCTCGCATCTCCCCTTAATATTTCATCAAATAAAAACTTGGCTTGTCTATATCCAAATGATTTAAACTGAAGTATTGCTGAACCCCATTCATTATTAAACGCCGTTGGTAGTTCAAGCGGATTAAATCCAAACTGAGTATAATCCATAAAATTTGAACCTATTTTTATAAGATCATCTTCGTTTAAAAATCCTCTCAATATTGCACTTGTTGTATCCGATTCTCCCAAATATTTTGCCACTTCACCAAAATTTCCTTTTTTGAATTGTCGTATAGCATAAAAAGCTCCAGTGTTTGCAGCATGGGTTCTATTGAGACTTACCTCTGTCCATTTAAATGGGCCAATAATTTTATTTATAAATCTTCTCCACGCAGTTGCTTGTTCTTTATTTCCTTTAAATATATTAAACGGTTCTACAATAGTTCCGGCTTTGGCTCCTGTCAAAGTTGCAAATTCTTGCGCAGTATACTTTTCCATCGGTGATGAAGTAATATGTAACATACTTGCAAATCCTTTTGCAAAAGACGGTAAATCAGCAGCCAACAATGAGTTTAATGGCTGAAAAGCGTTAGCAATGAAAGATGTTGTCAATTTTGCAGCACCAAGTTGTTTAATTGTTGCTAATGCCTTATAAAGATCTCTTTCTTCAGCAGATTGTCCAACTCCTAAAATTGCATTTAATTGTCCTCTAACAAATTCTGAAGACCTAATGCCCTCACTTTCACTTTGTTGAACTGCTTTTGTAGCAATTCTAACTTTTTCAACGATATCGTCTACATATTTTCTTAATTGAGCATCTGGATCTACCGGTCTACCAGTTGATTCATTTATTTTGGGAGCCTTCAATAAAGTTGTATATTTAGCTGCATCATCCGCGTTTTGATCTATCATTGCATAAAGCATATCTTTATAATCTTGTGGTTTACGTAATAACCACCCAGCTTCTGCAGCTTCTTGTGGAGTATCAAATGTAAATTGTCTTGCCGATGCTTGCCCCCAACGAGAATACGCTTCAATTCCAAGATTTTCTCTGTCTATTTTTGCTTCAGCAGCCAACCTTCTTTCTGATAAATCAGCTATTTTAGATATTCTAGGATCATTATTCATTACATTTTGAACCAATGCTTCATGCATTTCATCTCTAGTTCTACCGCCAACCGGAGTAATAAGTCTTGGCACTGGTTTTTCTGCCTGTCTTCTTATCTTTGTAACCGGTATTTTTTCTCCTTCTATATATATCTTGATCCCAGTTGGAGCGGGTTTAAATCCTTCTGCAGCCGTTACAACCGGTTTGCCAGGACCTTCCTTAACAACAGCAACTTCAGGAGTTGCCCCTTCACCCATTTTACTATATTTTGGCAATTCTTTTCTTAAAGCATCTCTCAGTCCAGGCATATTTGTAAACTCAGCTATATCAAACTGTTTTTCTTTGTTATAAACAACTTTTACATCTTTTTCAATATTAGAAATAATCTGATCTACATCTGAATATTTATATCCTAATCCGGCTAATTCTTCACGAAGATCATTAACGCTTATTTTTTCTGCCGGAAGAATAAAACCACCTTCAATTTGCGGCAATCTTGATCTATTAGTATAGATTTTTCCGAATTTGGCAACCGGCGCATCAACAATAGCAGAAGTATTATAAGTATCTAATATTGCAGTTTTGGCAACGGGATCATCTGTTTGTTTAAGAACAACTTCTAGTGGTTCATGAGGCGCATTTGGAGAAAGTGAATTTTTACCACTTAAAAATAATCCTTCATTATATCTCCTAATAGCTTCTTCTTCCCCAAGTTCATTAACATATTTTTCAAACCTAGATACTGCCTTATCTGCTTGTGCTTGTGCAGCTCCTTTAATTCTTTTGCTTTCAAGAAAAACATTTTCAAGATCTTTAGTTACGTTTTTAAGACCAAGTTTTTCTAATGTAGTATTTAATGGTTTTACTAATCCACGCCATATCATTTTGGTTACACCACTGCCTAATTTACCGCCCATTGCTTCATCTACTTTATCAACCATCGGAGCTATTACTTTAGAACCAAAAAGCCCTAATCCCCTTGTAGCCAGTGGTGTTACAGCGCCAGTACCAAACCCAAACGGAGCACCAACTATTGCCGCCACCGCTGCTTTATCAATATCACCGGTTTCTGCAAGTGTTCTACCGCCAGCAAAGGTGGCCCCAACTGGTGCAGCGGCCAATCCTGTTTCTAAAGCAGCCCTACCTAAACCACCAGCAGCTCTCATCGTCCCAGCCCTTGCAAGTTCCATTCCAGTTTCTGTTACAACTGGCTTTAACATAGTACCAACAGCTTTTGTTGTAGCAAATTTTGCTGGTACAAACGGAGCCGCTGCGGTTGCAGCAATATCAGCAAGAGCACCAACCGTTTGTAATGTAGTTGGTTTTTGAAAAACATCTTCTCCAAGAAGATCGTTGGTTTTTTGTATAGTATCCGCCAAAGTGGTTCTAAGTCTATTTGCCCGCTCTACATCTCCCTTTGCTTCAGCATCAGTTATACGAGTATTAAATAAATTTATGGTATTTTGCGCATCAGAAATTATTTGATTTTTTAACTGTTCATTTTCATTAGCAGTAATGTCTCTGGCAACTACTCCCATACTTTGTGTTGGAAGAAATGTATTAAGTAACCAGGAGCCAGCTTTCTTTAAGAACCCTGCGTTTTCGGCGGGTTTAAACATTTCTTCTCCTGGTACTACTTTTTGTACTGGTTGCTGTATACCAGTTTGAATTATTTGTTGCGGTGTTTGTGGTTGGACTACTTGCTGTTTTAATATTTGGTCTATATCATTTATTGATGGCGCAAAACCATTACCAGACATTCTAATCTGGTTAGGTGTTTGAGGAGTAGCTCCCCTATTTAAAATTGTATCTATATCATTAATTGAAGGCATTATTGCGGAATAACAGTATAATTATTATTTTTTAATACCTGTACCTGGGATTCATTTAACATTCTGGTTGTAGATCCGTCTGAACCAATAATTTTATATAAACGAGTTCCGGCAACAGATCCGCTACCAGTTGTGCCTATGCTTTGTAAATAAGAATTAAAATTTACTATTGGAGTAGTCATATCATTTGGATCGGCAGTGATTCTATTTCCAAATAGATTCCAATCATATTTATCACCTTTACTAATAGCTTTTTTAATATCCGCATCGTTAACATCTAGGTTATTTTTTATAGCTATTTCTCGATACTGAGATTCTGTATATCCACCACCATACTGATTTGCAAAATTTATGAACGCAGTTTTTATACTAGCAGGAGTAGGCAATTTGCTGCCTTCAACTGGATATGTACCAGGTCCGGTTGGTTTAGTTGCTGAAATTAAACTTACTTCACCGGTTATGGGATTTGTATACCACGTATAAACAACATTACTATCACTACCACCAGGTTCAGCATAACCAGGAACTGTGCCTATTTCTATTTGTCTACCATCACTGGTCACTCCATAAGTATGCATTACACCATTAGCATCAATATCATGAAATATTGTTTGATATTTAGTACCAGATATTTTACTTATCTTACTGATCAAAGACGCAGGATAAGTACCGTTTTTATTAATATAATCAAATTCCGCCTGTGTAATATCTTTTAACATTTCTGGATTTGATGCCAAAAACTGAAGTGCTTGACGCGCATTATCCGCTTCCTTATCTATTCTTTCCTGTAACTTATCATAAGCATTCTGTAAATCATTAAGCTGGTTTCTATAAATATTATATTGGGTTATTTGGTCGCTTAACCTTGTAGTAACCGTCGCTTCTGCTTTTGCAATTGCATTATTTATAGAATCTAATTGACGCGTCAAAGCGGCAACCTGTGAAGTTTGTTTATTAGATAGTAACTGTAGTCTTTTATTTTTAATGGTCTGGGTTATATCCGGATTTTCATCATTTTCACCAATAAGTTTATCATAAGCATTATAAATAGCATCTATTCTTTTTTGTATTGTATTTCTATCAGCATATAGTTTATCTAAACCAAGTTCAGAAGTAAGTTCAGCTCTTATCTGTTCAATGGTTTTACCAACAAAAGGATCTTTAGCGGTAAGTGCATCAATTTGTTCTTGCAATTTATTTGCTTTTTTCTGTAATTCAGAATCTTCCCCATTATATACTAATTGGGGCAATGGAGAAGGGGTTGTTTTTTCTGGAATCCAATCTGCATTCAATCCCAAAGATTTAAATGTAGCAAGATCTATTTTGTTACCATTAGAATCGTATATATCATAACCACCAGGGTTATCTGCCGTAACAGGAACTTTTACTTTATAAAAGTCTCTTGCCTGTGCTGCTTGATTGTCTTTATAATTTATTTGTGGATTATAATAAACACTTCCGATAATATCATCAATACGCTGATTAAATCCGGCGGCTGTCCCAACGTTTTCTGGAACGGTAGTAATACCCCTTGATATTTCTCTAGTACTAGGGATTGTTGTATCAATAGTTGGTGTGGCGGTAGTTGTTAATGGATGTCCCCAAGTATCTATAGACACCTTGTTAGCAATGGCTTTTTGTTCTGGAGTTAATTGATTAACATCAATGGTCGGTATTGTTTCAAACCATCCGGGATTTTTATTAAGCCCGGTTGAGGCAAGATCTTTTTCTTCTATATGTTTAAACATTCCCCCAGTGGTTTCATATATATCTAAGCCTATTTTACCAAAAGTTCTGGTGGTAGGCGTTGTTGTATATCCTTCACCAGGACTAAAGATACCAGGTTTATTATATGTTTGTTCAAATCCTGCACTTGGTGCTTGAACTCCGCCCATTGCACTACTGGTTAATGGTGTAGTTGTTTGCGTCCCCATTGCAGCAACGCTAAAGGGATTAAATGATTGTCCTGTTTGTGCTTGTGCAAGAGATACTGTTTGTCCTGGTTGTACAAAATTTGCATTTATTCCAAGCCGTTTAAATGCAGAACCAGGATCTGCACTATTAAGTTTTATATATTGTCCATCAGAAGTAGTAACATAAAAATTATTACCTTCTCTAGAAACAGATATAACATTTTGTGGCGTAATATTAGACTGTATTAAATCCACCGTCGGCGTTGGCTGTCCGGAAGTTGTTGGTTGTTGTATAAATTGTTGACTATAAGTAGGAATTGTTGAACCAGTTATATCTGCCATAGTTTGAGTTTTTGGGATCGATGAAACTGATATTGGTTGTGAACCTGCAATATTTAATTCTTTAGCCTTTTGGGGATCAGTATAAGGATTAACCATACCAGGAGCTATTTGAGCAGGTTGAACACCCGCCTTCAAGGCAGCTGCTAATTGTTGATTATATGCTTGTTGAGCCAAGTCTTCTGGAGTCATACCAAATATAGAATCGTAAGCACTTTTAGTATATGTTTTTCCTCCTCTTATGACATAGATATTTCCCTCGCCACCTGTCCATTTATCGCCTTCATAATAAATAGGAGTGTCTGGATTAGTCCCCATCGCCTCTAATTCACGCACTCTTGCAAGACTGGCAGCTTGCTGCTCTCGTTCAGAAGCATTTGGATCGTATGCATCTTTTAGTTTAATTATTTCCATTTTATTTTATGCTATTAAATTATTTTCTGCGACCAGGAATTCACCAGCAGCGCCTCCGCCTCCTCCACCAGCCTGATTATTTGCTCCAGCGGTACCACCAGATCCTCCAGTAAGACCACTACTACCATTTTGGGCTGCGCCTGAACCAACATATCCTCCATTACCACCCTTACCATTCAATCCACCGCCACCTCCGCCACCTGTTCCACCCCACGAGCTTCCAATAGTACCACCATCACCTCCGTTGCCACCCGTTACGATATAAGTTCCAGTATTAGCAGTAAGGGTTCTATATAAAATTAAAATATGTCCTCCCGCTCCTCCACCTCCACCACCGCTAGCTTCACCCCATGCACTTGTTCCATTTGCCCCATTCCCTCCAGAAGCATCTATTGTTCCTGTAATATTTAAACTATCATTACACTCTATTAATAAAGCCCCGCCGCCCCTTCCTCCTGCTCCGCTGGGTGCATTAGTGGATCCGCTTCCGCTACCGCCACCAGGGCCAGATGTAAATTCAACAAATTTTCTATAATTTCTTGATGCTTTAAAAGGATAAAGCCCTGAAATACTAAATTGGACACCACCGGCGCCAACGACTGCTCCGCCACTAGTTCCCCCAACCCCGCCTCTTCCCGCTACAAGGGCTGTGTCAAGCATATCTCTATGTGCTAAACCTTCATTACCATTACCTGTTGACGATGCTCCACCCTTGCCTCCTAAATTTCTTAAATCAATAGCTCTTGTGGCTGATGATGTAATCGTTACATTACCCTTTGATTTAAGAACAATCTTCGTTCCGTTGTTGTGAGGATTACTAAAAGTAAGAGCACCAGTTCCACTTATCGTTATACTTGTATAATTCTTTTCAAAATATTCTGCTCCACCTAAATCAATATTTGTTGTTCCAGAAGTAATACTTAATGCCCCGTCAGAACCATTGCCGCCAAAAGTTGCTTTTCCTAATGTCGGAACATTATCGGCAAATACTTCAAGAATACCAGCAGAATTATCCCATTTAGCGTAGTTTCCAGTAGTCTCATTGCCCATAATTACATCTCCAACATCGGTTCCTCCGACCATTGCTTTAAACACATTATCCCCGGCATTATCAATTACTTGTATTCCAGTATTGGTATCTGGAAAGATACGAACTCTTGCTCCTGAAGACGCCGAGTCATAAGTTCCACCGACTTTTGCTGTTTTGGTAGTTGGGTCGTATCCAGAATCAAAAGTTGTAGCTCCGCTTATTGTAATATTATCAGCATCAATCTTAATTCCTTCTGTCGAAGCGTTAATTGAAGCAATTACATTTGTTGTTTGTACTGGGGTGAAGTTAAGTTGTGAAAGGGTTACTGTATTTGTTGATATTTGTCCTCCATCTATTTTGGTTAAATCGCCTGTTTTTCTCCAATTAGAAAGATAAGTTGTGCCGTCTATTAAGACTTTTGAGCCAGCAATACTTAATATATTATCCGAAGTAATAGTATTTGTCGCTATTTCATTAGAAGTAATAGTTCCGGCGTGAATATTCCCAGCCACAATAGTATTAGCTGCAATTTCATTAGATGTAATAGTAGCAGCGGCAATTTGCGCATTAGTGATAGAACGATTTTCAATATCTCCGCCAGTTATCGCAACTCCACCAGACCCTCCAAATACTTGAAAAGTGGCTTCTGTGGTTGATTTTTGCGCTACCGCTATTAAAACCTTTCCATCTCCAACCGCATTAGTGGCAGTGGTTGTTATTTGGTAAGCAGTAGTTGAAACTGCAATATCTAAATAAATATAAGTTATTGCAGTCATATTGCCGGTATTGCCCGCTGAAATAGAATACGAAGTTCCTGCCGCGGTTGTAAAAGTTCCAGCTCCCCAACTAACAGTATCTGCATCGGTAGAACTAAATACGCAAGTTTGCGTCCATCCCTGAGAAGCAATGTTAGTATCGCTTGAAACTACATTTCTTGGAGTAGCCGATGCTACTGTTGAAAACGAAGCCGACACATTGCCCGAAGTATCTACTGCTTTAACCCAGTAATAATAAATCTGACCGCCAGTTCTTCCTCCGTCTATAAAATAATTGGTTCGGCAATTTCCTATCAAAGTGGCAGTCTCGCTATTGTTTGTTGTATTTCTGTAGATATTATACGAAGCTAAATCGCTTTCGGTGTTATGTGTCCACTGAACTATCACATATTGTATTCCAGCTGTTGCTGAAACTCCCGTAACGGTAGCCGGAGCAGTTGAATCAGAAGGGGTTGTTTGTATAATATCAGATGAAAAAGCTGAAGATGTCCCGTATTTATTTACCGAACAAACACCGAAGTTATACGAAACATTAGGCGTTAATCCTTCAATAGTTATTGTGTTCGTAGTGGCTGGAATATAGGTGTAATAAGTAAGTGCCGCTTTCTTATATCTAACCAAATAGTGGTCAAAAGTGTTTGAAGAAATCGCATTCCAAGTAAGAACGACATAGGCCGATTGCGAACCGTCCGAACCTGTTGAAATACCACCAGTGGAATATGTTAATCCGGTAGGAACGCTATCTGCGGTTGAAGTGGCAACATAACTTATTTGAGTTCCGGTTATTCCGGCAATCGTAGATGTTCCGTCTATTACACCTCCAGTAATATTTATACTAGAAAACGTGGCATCACCATTACTAGATATTTTTGCTGGTGCAGAATCAAATGTTGCTGCTCCAAGCCACATATTACCATTTATGTCAACATGGAAAGAAGTAGAATCAGAACCTCCTATATCTATTGTACTGGCAGATAATGCTCCAGAAAAAGTACCACTATTAAATTCAACATCTCCGTTTTCGTCTATTTTCCATCCGTCACTTCCGGATTTATAGTTTGGGGACATTATAGAAGAACTAGTGGTTTGATATGGTGCCGCATTTTTAATATTTAAAATCTGGTCCTCTAATAAGGATACTCTTTTTTCAAGCAATACTGTTTTATCTTCCTCGTAAATACTGCGTATTTTTATTTCGTCTTTATCCATAAATTGATGTTGTTCTACTTAATAATCCTAATGATATTAATATGGGTCTTGCAATTGAACCATTGCTTTCCATTGTAACCTTCGCTTGTAATGTTCTACCAACCAAAGATGTCCAGTCTCTTTTCCAATAAGTATCGCCAGTTCCTCCATCATGTAACTGATCATTACTGCTAGTTAATGAGTTTACAGAATTTGTATCATAAGATGTGGCATTGTCTACTTTGGCAGATATACCAATTGAACAATTCGCTGCTAATGGTTTTGATACTATTAAAAAACCAGTCCATTCTTTCAAAAATTCTGGTTTACCACCATCTACAAACACTGTTTCTATAACAGCATTAGAACTATATCTTGGACTATTGTTGCCTTCAAGTTTTATACTCGTAGCAACTGTATCATCTACAAATGCACCATAAATATTTGGTCCTGCTCCAAAAACAGCATATGGAATATGAACAGAATAATCACTAACATTAAATCTACGTCCCAATACTAATGCAAATGGACTGTTGGCATCAAATCTGCCAAATTCATATAATCCTGTTTTATCGGTTTTCCACAATCCAAAATATACCCTATCGTTTGCCACAAATTTACATGCATCTGGAATAACTGGTTGATCATCTGTTTCTGTCTCAACATTTGATAAATTATTTACCAAAATAGTGCCACCATCCGTTAATCTATATATAAATAGTTTACCATTTTGCGCACAAAATACAAATGGTATTTCTTGATAATTAACAATTATTTGTGGGCCACCCATCGGTATGTTTTTAACATCTACTGGTTGCTCATAACTTGACAAATCCCAATATATCACTTTAGAATAATTTAGTTTAGAATTTATACTTCTTGTTAATATTCCCAAAAAGTTACCAAATATATCTGCACTAATCGCATCCCAGCCGTTTGGCAACGTAAATCTCTTTTCAATAAATTGTCCATCTATATCTATTTCAGAAATATATTGACCATTTAATATGTAAAGCCCTCCGTATGCTTCTATCATAGCAATACGATCCGTTGCCTTGCCAAGTCCAGGAAGTGTCATTGTTGTATTTGTCTGATCTACTTGCGATTCATTTGTAGCAGAAGACAATGTTCCTAGTTTTGTTAAAGTATTTGTATCATCAACATAATATAAATAACTTACCCTTGCATACATTGTACTGGTAGTATCATCAGCGCCAGAATTGGGGACAGTATATGTAAAAGTTTTTGCCCCCGTAACAGTTATTGTAAAAGTTCCATTAAATTCTTTTGTAGACGATCCAACTATAACAACAACATCGTTGTTTGTCAACAAATGATTATTAGTCGTTGTAGCAGTGGCAGTTGTTGTAACCCTTGTAATGCTATCAATTGCAATTTGATGTTGATGCCTTGCTATTGGTGACTGCCAGTTAAAATTATAAGATGAAGTTTTAAATACCGCCCATGCACCCGGAGTATCGGCGCTGGCATTTGTTTTTTTCCATATCTTTATCTTTGGTGTACCAGCCCCATCGTTACTTAAAGCAAATAAGTTATCATTTTCATCAAGAGTATATCCTATTGTCTCATAAGGCATTACAGACATATACATAGTTCCGGTCGCTGGTGAAGTTGGAGATCCGCTAACTGTAAATGTAAAAACAGTATCATTTACAACTGTAACAGTTTTAGTTCCATTATACTCTGACTGATCCGAACCAAATATAGTTACAACATCATTTGTTGTTAATCCATGGGCAGTAGATGTAGTAACCGTTGCCGTTGTTCCAGATCTTGTTATGCTACTAATCAGAAAATCGCCACGAAATATTGTATTCGGAGTAACAGAACTTTTATTAGAAAATATATCAACCTCTTCCATATTTAAATGGACGCCCTCAGTAGTATCTCTTTCGTTTGTAGTAATACCACCATAAAATTTATTTATACGATTTAGTATTTCATCTGCCATTGCTTATTTTAAACTGAACTTTTAGTATATTGTTGTGTTTTAGAATAATCAAGTTTGGGTTTTGGAAGTCTTTTTATAAGATCGTGGTTTGGTAAAGTGGGCAACATATTTGATGAAAAAGAATAAGGATTGGGAAGCCCCGTTGATTTCGTGGCCCAGTTATTATATCCACTTTCTACCTCCCACGCTCTTTGCTGTTCTGGGGACACGTTTTTATATCCTCCACCGCCATAATCATGAAAGGATATTCCCTGATATGAAGGATTTGGATTTGATAGTTGTTTATTTGGTTTTATATCTTCCACTCGCAACATAATTGTATTTAATTATATTATAACACAAATACTAACTATTTTCAAATAGTTCTATTATTTCTTTTGGCGCGGGTGAATAAACTGCTTTACTTTGTTCTATTCCTTGTGGTCTAACTATCATATTAGACCCTGGTTCCCATTTACTCCATACATTTACATACCAAGAAGTTAAATCATTTATTGTATCCGCATGTTCATAACTGGTCAATTTTTGCAATATTTGTTCATCTGTTCTGACATATGAAAAATGATGACTAGTTATGTCTATATAAGTAATACAATCTTTAGTATTACCATCGCCATTTATATAGTTAGCGTTTCTAGCAAAAGTAAATAATACAGATTTTGGGTCAACAACCAAAATAAATCTGGCAACATCGGTTGGAAATAATATATATTCTGGTGTTTTCCAATAAACAATAATATTTTTTGGATAAGCAACTGGAAACCAAGAATCTTTTTGGTTTAATCTTTTTAACAATATCTTCTGATCATCTTTTGTAAAAAACTCGTCCGAATCTATGATTAAAACCCAGTCATAATCATATAATCTCGCTAATCCCCAGTTTCTTTGTTCTGATTCGCTTTGCCATCTTCCCAAAACAGCATCAGCCCCCATTTCTAATGCTATTTCATAAGATTTGTCTCTTTCATAAGTTGGTCCATGCCATGGTTTCTCACTTACTAAAACAAGATGTTTGTCAACAACTCCTCGCCAGTTTTTTATACAGGCTTTTAGATTCTTCTCGTCATTGTAACATAATGTTTCAATAGCTATTCGCATTTTATTTTCTCTTCCCAATAATCACCTATTAATCTATTTGCTTCTTCTTCTAACCACAACCTGTTTATACCATCATATTCTATATTTCGCTTCGGGTATGATCCAAACCAAAAATGATGCACTACATTACCATAAAATGTCCCACATCCATATCCAGATTGTCTAACTGGTAAAAATAGTTTCTTATCTAAAGATTGCGATATCCCATAACCAGATTCATGATTAGCAATATTTAATTCTTTTGTAAAATCTGTCCTCATTTTTTCTAGTCCAATTTTTTTCATTTTTTTCATATTGATAATAAAGAAATTCTGATTAGCAAATCCGGGTGCATTTCTATTTAATCCTTCAAATGGTATTACCTCTTCAACACCAATTAAATCATATTCATTATTTCTTATTTTATCTAACATATCATCAATATTTTTTAATAAAAACACATCGTGTTCTATATAAACCGCTATTGGTGTTTTACATTCTTTTGCTAATCCAATGGCAGCATCTACCCAAAGATTAGAATGCATATCATGTTTAATAATCTTATATTTAACATCTATCGGTTTATCGTCTTTTTGCTGGCTTATTATTATCTTAGCATTAGAATAATATTTTTTGATACTGTCAAGACAGATTTTTAAAAAATCTGGTTGGGCAAAGTAAGTTATTAAAAAAGTTACGTCTTTCATTTATGTAAATAATTACATTTTAATGGCCATTTGCCAGCTAATACATTTTTAGTAGCTGCACCATTTCGTTTAAAATGATTTATTTCCCAATCTATAGGTCTTGGATCAAAATCTTGATGATAAATACCATAACATTCGTTTTCTCTATCGATATAAATATCATATCCCAACATTTTTGCCCTCAACGCAAAGTTTTTATCTTGACCGCAATATACTATTCCACATTTTTCTTCCATACCACCAAGTTCTTCTAATATAGTTCTGGGAAAAGCACACCAGTTAAATTCAAAATTTAAATATTGATCCGTGTTTTCTATTTTTTCTTTAGAGCCACTTTTTCTTTCATCAATTTCTCTAATAATAATATTTTCAGGAAATGTTTCCATTGGTTTTTCAAATATGGTTATTTTACCACAGGGATTAATAACCGGTGGAGAATCTATCTTATCTCCCACTCCAGTAAATAATGCATCACCATATGTCCTCCAGTCTTTATAAAATCTTTCTAATGCATTTGGTTTTATCCATATATAATCTTCTAATACAACTATTAACTCACCACTTGACAGATTAAAACAATCATTATATGCTTCTGGAAGATTCCATACATGATTTTCTTTTTTAGGACGCGGTTTAAAATGTTTATAGTTAATTTCTTTTACATATTCTTTAACTTCATCTTTCCTTTCTTCATATAGTTCATCGCCAAAGATCCACTCCATGTCTTTAAATGTCTGATTTTTTAGAGTATTATAAAATATATCTATAGATCCCCAACGATTAGAAATTGATATTACAGAAATTTTTACCATTTTTAAAATATACTATATTTACTTGTTTTTTATTGCCCATAATGCATCTCCCGGTTTAACCCCGTCAGCATTTTCCCATCGATGAAAATTATTAAGAATATCAACCTGATAACCTCTTTTCTCAAAATAGTCTGGACTTAATCTAATATGATGTATTTGATATTGATTACTTAAATCTTCGGGAATTCTTAACTTATATTTATTTCGTTCAATTGGCCCAAAGATCAAAATTCTTTTCAAATTTGGGATTGTTGTTTCAATCTTTTCAAGCAATTTATCAAGATTGTTATAGGTCATATGTTCGGCAACATCAAATAACATTACAACATCTGCATCCGGAAAGTCCATTGTTAAAATATTATCAACAATTTTAATATGTTCTTTTGCTTTAATTTTTGATTCATCAATTTCATCTAAATATTTTGGCCAAATATCAACGCTAATTAATTTTTTAAACGGAAAATCAAAAATATGTGCTGCGAGAGCTGATGTATAATTTCCCGCACCCAGATTTAAAACTATAAGTTCTTCAATATTAAGACCTTTTAGTTTTGGAGCTAAAAATAATTGTGGATTAACCGGTAACACAATATTTTATTACAATATTTTATTTTTTATAAACGTTTTTATTTTTTCTTTTGTTAATTTATGAAGTCTTGGGCCACCAAAATAACTTTCTGTTATTTCTTCTCCACATTTTATATCTCTTAATACTCTTACACCATCGCTATTCGGATTATCAGAATGATTCATTAAACATTGTAAAATAATTATACTATTTGGATGTCTAAAACACATATCTTCTCCTTCATAAAATATTGTTCTGTCAAGAATCATATCTTGTATTGGTTTTTCTATTAATTTAAAATCTTCTTCGCTAATACATATTCTACCGCGAAAATCTTGTCCATTGTTTATTACAGTCCCTTTTGGAATGTCTCTAATTGCAAAAACACCAACTCCATGAATTTTAGATGGTTTTATTGTTGCCCACACATCCTTATTTAATTTTTCAACTAACAGATTCATATATTTATTCAATACATTAGTTATTATTTTTAAATAGTTGTATATTTGACGGCTTTCTTCCCCATTTGTCTATAAATTTTTTTAAATTATCACTAGATATTTTATCTCTATCAAATAACTTCATTGTTGAAGAAGTGTCACCAACAACCTTTAGTTTTGCATCTTGTAAAAATGGAATATTTAATTGTTTTATTCTTTCAAAATAATCATTATCTTCATAATATCCTATCTCAAATCTTTCATCAAAATCACCAACCCCTTCATATACCCATCTGGGCATACAAAAGAAACCACCATAAAATTCCTGAACAACACCGTTTACCGACGGACTACATACTCCTTCTGGTTTAGCAATATATTCTAATAATCCTTCTTGTATATATAAATCATTGTTAACAACACAGATATAATCACCGCTTGCAATTTTTAGTCCGCAGTTAACTGCTTTAGCAAATCCTATTTTATCATTTACAATAATTAAAATTTCATAAGCTCCAACCAGGCTATTAACACATCTTTTAAGTTTTGTGTTTATTTCTTCGTTATATGGATAATGCGGAATTACAACTGATATTTTCATTTTATGTGTTATTACTACCGTTTGTTGCATATACAACCAAATAATTTTCTTTTTTATCGCAATGTTGCCACAATTCGTCTTTTATAATCCATTTTCCAATCAACATTCTTTTAAACTGATCTTCTGACACGTCGGTATCTATTGCTGCCGATATAATCAAATATTTAGTTTTTAATTTTGATAAAAAATCTTCTGGTTCTTTTAAGTGTAAAAGTGTATCTAAACAAACTATAGCATCAAACTCATAACTTACCACATTTTTATCGTCAAAATCCACTTCTAAATATTCTCCAGGATAATCTATTCTTGCCTGTTTGACAACTTCTGGTTTATCTAAACCGATAACTTTTCTTCCGTTTTTAAGAACTTTTGTGCCATAACCTGTCCTACAGCCAATATCACCAACAAGAATATCTTTTGGTAATACTCTATCGGCAAATTCATACTGTTCTAACAAAATCTTTGATTTTCTTTTTAAAACCGAACTATTCATATCGTATATGTGAAAAAATAACTATCATCTCCGCGTTCATCTTTACATGGAAACATTTTAAACCCATTCTTTTTACCAAACTTATTTAGTATATATTTCAATGTATATTTTCTCAAATGCTCTGGTTTTCTTTCTAACATAATTTTTAAATAATCATCTGAACGTTTTTCTCTAACTATTTTTGGTAAATTTATAATAATTGTTCCGCCATCCTTAGCGACATTTTCCATTGCTTCTATTGTTGCATTATCATCTAAAACATGTTCTAATACATCGAACGCAGTTATTATATCAAATTTCTTGTTCCAAATATTAGAAATATCTTGTGCTCGCATATTAAAAAAATCACAGTTCAAATTATTAATCTTCGATTCATAGTTTGACATTGCCTGATTAATTATGTCAACACCATATCCAAATATTGTTGGAAACTCTTTAACAATGCTCATTAAAAAAGAACCATTAAGACAACCGATATCTAACATAAATACTTCTTTTTTATCCTTTACAATATCTGCTATAATACTTCTTGCAATTTTAAACTTTTGAAAATCTTGTATATCTGATGGCCCCGTCCAATACCTTTCACCAGGATGTAATTCTTGATATTCTATGTCTTTATATCTCTTTTCAATTATCTTTCTAACAAGATTGTCTTTTGGTAATTTAACACAAAGTTTTCTGGCATTGTCCATATCATTATCAAGATACATCCAGGCTATTTTTTTTTCTAAACTTTCTTTCATATTATATATCACCACAAAGCAATAATTCTATACCCCTTTTAAGATTTTCCGCGTAATGCCTACTTGTCCATTTAGACATAATATATTCGTGTCCGCCCTTCGTTCCCTTCAATTTTTTTATAGCATCTCGAATTGCATTTTCTTCTGGTTTAACAACTAAACCAACGCCAGATTCTTCTACATATTCAATATTTTTTGGAGAATCATTCATTACTATTGGCGGAACATTACATGCAAGTGATTCCAATGTCATTCTTTGTCCACCGCCCCAAAAAGATGCAGTGTTTACTGCTGTATGAGACATATTTATATATTTAACTAGTTCATTTACATCCATTTCATCATGAACTTCAACTCCTTTTTCTACACATATATTATAACAATGATCTTCTGTTGAATCTCCTTTTCTACCTATAGCAATGCCTTTATTCCCCAATGCTGCAGAAAACAAATCGTGTCTTTTCCAATTACAAAATGTTCCCCAAAAAGCACCATCATATTTTTTTTCTAAATCCATTGGTTTAAACGAATCTTCATTAATACCAAAAGCCCTAATCCATGGTCTGCCGAAATATTCTAACTCTTCTTCATTTATTTTACTTTCTACAAAATATAAATCAAATCCAGTTACATTATCATAAGTTATTGGGCCGCCACCAAATAATATTGCTTTTTTAAACGGCAGTTTGACTACTTCTGGTTTATATTTATGATCACATAATGGACCCCAAAACAATACAACATCTGGATTAAACTCATATATTTTTTTATCATTAGGTTCTAGATAAATAATATCATAATCTTCTTCCAATCTCTTCATTGCTCGCCAAAGTCCATCTTTACACTGATTACCAAACCTATGTATTCCATTCCAAAGAAATGCTATTTTATTCATTTATTTACCCAGTATTTTATTCCAAAAATCAGCACCAATACCGCTATCCGTATCATTTTGTCGTTTAGACTGGATAGCTTCGTCTTCTTCATATTTTTGCATCAAATCATTTACTCCGGTATTGCCAGGATTATCTTTGTCTTCCCAGTTAACGTCAACCTCAACGGTAGCGCCACAAAGTAAACATTTCATTGATACAAGTGTGGTTGTTCCTCCAGATATTTGCATTTTTGTTTTACTATCATCAAAAACATGATGTCCAGCAGCACAACCAGTTTCTTTACTACCAATTTTTTCTACTTTTGTTAAATCTACTTCTTCCATATTATTTATTAAATACTTCAATCCATTTTTCACATGTTTTTTCCCATGTAAATGATTTTGCGTATTCAATTAATTCTTTTCTCATTAATTCATATTTATTTACATTAGTAATATATTCTACAATTTTATCAGCAACTTCTTCTACATTTTCAACACCATAATCAACGCCTTCTCTGATATTTCTGTCCCAGTTTGTATAATTCACATCAGAATGTATTTTAATACCCTTACAAAATTCACCCTGAGCAAACACATCTGTTGTCAATGGAATACAACCAGCCAACATTGCCTTCATACCACTTATAAATCCTATTTCGAAAAAGTTACTCGGATATAATAATAGTCCTGCTTCTAAATATTTATCAGTAATTTTGTCTTGCGATAGTTTTATACCACTATCCTCGGTCATAATACCCATATCTTTTAGTTCTTGCATTTCGTTGATAGCATCAGATTTCCACTTCATCATATCATTATCATTAGAAAATTCTACATCCCAAACATTAAAACCATAATAATGGGCAAATTTAAGTTTTGATTTCAGTTCGTCCGATAATTTATTATAAGCAAGTTTAACCGCTTTTATTGATGTCCTGATACCCCTATCTGGAGAAGATGTATTAAGTATCAAATAAGGATTTTTAACAACAGTATTTCTTTTCTTATCAAACTCATCTATGTCTAATCCATGTGGTATAACAATAGCTTTATCATCTGGAATATTTGTATAATAATCCCTTTGAACCTTGCTTTTGAATAAAACACCAGTTACTTTCTTTAATCTAGATGGCGTAAACTCGGCCGGAGGCACTACATCATGTATATCTACAAATATTTTGTCTGAATTAATATCAAAATCAAGATATCTTGGTGCTCTCCAAATAATAGTTATATCTTGTTTATCCCCACAATTCCATCCCATAAATGGTTTCCAAAAAACACCATCAACAACATACTCTTGTTGTCTTGGAGTATTACAATAAACCGTAACGTTATATCCATTGTTTTTAATTCTTTTTGCTAATTGAACTATTGCTTCTTCGGATCCACCAAACCCATCTGTTATTGCTGTCCCTGGATACCATTCATGAACGGTAAATCCACAATAAATAACAACATCTTTACCGGAAGATTCTGTTTTTACAATATATCTATTTCTTAAAGACACAAGTGGCGGATAAAACTTCATATCTTCCGGGACAGATTCAAGTAGTTTTATTATTTCTTCCTTAGACTTGAGGCTTTTTGCTTTTTTATAAATATTATCGGCAAAATCAAATTTCTTTACTTCACCACTAAGTGATTTGATTAAATCTTTTATTTTAGTATCTTTCGGTCTAATTTTTAGACATTTTCTAAAGTTCTTGATGGCGTCTCTTGGTTTATTTATAGCTAAATATGCCTTACCGAGTAGAAGTCGAGAATTATAAGTATAATCTAGGGGATTCCATACTATCATTTCTGTCTCTAATGGATCTTTAGTAAAACCCATTTCAAACATTTCTATAGCATTTCTGTGTTTGCCTATATCAGAATACATTTGTCCCAACAAAAAATATGGGTCCGGATACCATGGCCTAAGAGAAAGTGCTTCTAATGCGCATCCTATCCCCCTAGCATAATCTTTTATATTTTTATATGCTATTGCAAGTCTCTGCCAAGATAAAAATCTTTCTTCGTCCGAGTTAGATAGGTCTAAAAACTGTAAATATATTTCTATCGCTTTATGATTTTGCCCGGACATTAAATATGAATTTGCTAGGTTCCAATAACTATGAGGATCTTTTGGGTTTTCTATAACAGCTTTTTCTGCTATTTCAACATTTCTTAAGGCAGAATTGGCAGTTCTTTCTTTATCGGTAAGATGTAATACATTAATATCTTTGTTTAAAACAGAAGTTATTTCTCTGTTTTCCTGAAAATCTTCATGTATTTGATTAACCCATTTAACACAACCATCATTTCTTACAATGCGTGTTTTTAGATGTTCAACTATTGGATTACCGTATTCGTCAAAGTCATATTTATATTTCAAGATAATAGCATCAACATGATTTTGATATGCTGTTTCTACAACATTTCTAATAAGTTGAGGATTTTCCCATATATCATCCGTATCCGTCCACACGATCATGTCATATTCAGGCGGAACTTGAGAAAAATTAAAATTTCGTGCCGCAGAAAAATCATTAATCCACTCAAATTTAGAAATATTTGCATTATATTTTTTAGCTACCTCTACACATTTATCATTATCTCCAGTTATTGTAATAAATATTCCATCTACATATTTTGCCAATCCATCGGTTTTAGATATATCTATATTTTTATGATAATCACTTAATTGTGATTTTTTTATTCCGCCAAGACATCTGTCTAAAAGTTCAGATTCTCTATCTGATCCTTTAACAATCATACATAATGCTAATTTAAGTTTATTCATATTAGTATTTAGATGAAACCCTAAATTGTGGAAATTCATTATAAAACCACTCGGCCTCATTGAGTTTTTTATTTGCTTCTTCAGACAAAAACGGCGGATCTTTTATTACCATATTTATTCTGGTATGTAAAGAGCTTGGTATACTAAACAATACCCTAATATCGCTTGCATCATCGGCAGAAAATTCATTTTTACTTAACTCTCTCCTTCTTTTTAAATTATTCTGAAACTTATCCATTTCAGAGCCGTATTTTTGTTGCCATATTTCTACCATAATTCTAATAATTCTTCTTCTTTCACTTTCTTCTGGATATTTATCTATAATAAATTTAGTAATACCAGCAAAAATAGGGTCGCTAAAAGTTTGCTCTTGAATAAATTTTTCAAGTTGTTTATTATCTTCCATATTATTTTAGAGTGCTAATTTATTTTTACTTATTAGTTGCGTTCACTATGCCTCAGACAATCCATAGTGACAGAAAGTCCGAGACACAACCAATTCTATTAGGTTATTCCTTAATCATAATCGAATCCGTCAGCGTAGAAGTTAATCGTCTTATTTCTGACTTCGAGAGTCAAATCACCTACAACTGCGCGGAAATCATAATCGCCCGCTCTTTGCAAACCAGTATCAAGATATGGATTACGCAAATAGGCAATTCTCAATGTATCAGGTTTGACACCCAATACTGCACCCGCTGTGACCACCCTGTGGTAATGAGCATTAAGCCTTCCAAAAGAAGTGCTAATGACATCAACCGCCTGGGCAACCTCGTTAGCAGGAACCTGAACCAGAGTGCTTGACTTTTGTGTAAATGTATCCATCACATATTTCAGGAAGGACCCCATAAACACGTCGGTAGCAGCATCGCCATTCGAGTTTTCCACATTTGCCCGCATTAATCCGTTTAAGATTGAAGCAGCAAAAGCGGTACCAGAAGAATGAGAAGTATGATTTGTGGCCTGTGAAGTACCGTAAATTATACCGTTCATCTTTGGTGTCGTTCCAGAAGCGCCAGAAGTAAGTGCACTAAGTACTAAATCGTACTCAGCGGCATTACCCCATTCCTTAAGCGCTTTTGTAGTCTGGCGAGCAAGTTCATTCTCCCCAAAATAGTGTTGAACCAACTGTTGAGTTCGCGAAACCTTAAACGGAATCGCAATTTTTTCAACTATATTGGTAACTAAAGAAGGAAGAGTTCTAGCAGCGGCGGTAAAATCATCAGCCTCAGAAACGGCCGCGGATGCGGTTGTTCTGAGTGTATCCGTCATAGTGCTATGAACTGTGCTAATAGCGGTTGTTTTGCCTAAATTTTGTAAGAACCAGGTTTCTGATGCTGTTAAAATTTCAATCAATCCAACAACATCAGCTTTTATGTTTACGTCTTGATAACTTCGGACAATATTATCAGCCAAGTTTTTTTGACACTATAGTCCAAGAACTTCTGAAACTAATGCCTGTTGTTCTTCAAGAGAAGATTTCCCAGACACTACCCGTTTCCCCAGTTCTTCGACTTTTTTAGTGTCGAATTTAGTTTTGTTACTTGGGGTAACTATCGGGTTTTTTGTAGTCGCTTCTTTTGCCTTAAGTTCAATTAGATCCTTGAGAGGAGAAGTCTCATAAGCCTCAATATAAGATATGCCTTTTGCTTTTGCAATTAATGCAACTTCTTCGGCAACCTCATGGGCATTAGGATACTTCCTTTCTAGAGATAATAACTGATTATCGTGCTCTAATTTCTCAAGACGCTTCTCCAACTCCGGGTCAGATGGTTCTTTTTTAGGAGCCACTTCCGGTTTGGTTTCTTGCGGTTTCTGCGGAGGATTTAAAACCAAATCTGTCAAATATGTTTCTAACTCTTTTATATCAGTCTTGCCAAATTTTTGAGTAAGATTTGTTAAAATCTTCTCTGCTTCTCTGGCTTTAGCAATATTTTGATCGCCAACCAAACTGTTCAAATTTGTTAGAAACTTTTGAGCATCTTCTAGTTTCTCGAATTTTCTACCCGTAGAAGTCTCTATTAACTTAAGTGCAACGGTGTTCGCATCTACACCGTCAGAAGAGATTTCCTGAGTAGCAACATCCGCTGTGCCTCCTGATGGCTTAGCAACCTCGGGTTCTGTAATTGGATTCATTACACCACCCGTTTTTTGCTGTTGAATACCTTCCGAGATACGCTCGCGGATTGCCTCCGCTTCGCTTGTCCCTTCGGTTTCTACAGGGTCGGCTACGTCTTCGGGTTTGTTGTTATTCATTTTTTACGATAGATACGCCTTGTATTCCCATAAGATAGAATGACATAAGTCAAGCAATTTCTTTTGGGGATAACTCGGCATACCTATTATTAAACTCCCTCGAGTTATCGGATTCCATCGACCTAATGAATCCCAGGAAGCGCGGATATATTATCCGCAACTCTTGGCATTCATCTATTCAACAACTTTGTAAAGTTCTTGTCCCTTTTCTTTTTTTTCTAATATAGACATTATCATATCTGCATCAGCCACATAACCTTCTATTAATGTTTGAATTTCAGAAAGATAATCAGCCGCCATAGCCCTTCCTTCAACTAAAATTTCTGCTTTTTTATTAGAAGATAATAAAGATTTTTTAATATCTCTTATGTCAACTAATCCCTTAATCATACTATCTATTATTGGTTTTACAAGTTCAAGCCATTCACGAGACTGCAAAAAATTTCGAGCCATATTGCCGAACTCTATTCTTCTTTTTTGCTCGGTTTCTATTTCTTTTGTTTTATCCATTTTATATTATTCTAACACAAAACAACGATTTTATCAAGTGTTATCCACCGAACTGCGTCATAGGGGTACTAATATTTAGCCTTGATTCAAGAGGTGCTTGTGTTTGAATAGGTTGTTGAACAGCACCCCCTATTTGTGGCATACCAGCCGCATTTTCAAAAGCAGTTCCTTCATTTGGTAATTCTTGTGGCATTTCTTTTAATAATCTACCAACCTGGCTTGCCCCAGGAGAAAGTATTGGTACCTGTGGCTTTTCCAAGAACAATTCTCCCTTTATACCCATAAGATTAAACATTTCTCTCAGCACGGCGTCGGTATTTAGTTTAGAAGCCACTGGTAATCTGGAAAACGCTATAAGCGCATCTCTAAGTTGTTGAACCGCAACAACTCTATTAAACCTTTCATCGGTTATCATTATATCAACATCAACATCGGTATCAAATAAATCAGTAGAATACTTCATAAATCTACTTTTACCCATACTCTTTAAATACTTAAGTTGTTTATCCTTAAATTTTTCTATCTCAATATCATCTGGCAAAAATCCGGTTTTATTTAGTGCTTGTAATTTGAACTCATTTACTCTATGATTAATGATGGCCTCGTCAATAAACGCTAAAGAATCAGCATCTCCGGTTATTTTTATAATATCTTCCGCTTCTAATATCTTTTTTAGAAGTGGGAGATATTGTCTAGTTATTAATCTTTCAACAAAAAACCCTATTCCTTCTTGAACTAATACAAATGTGTCTCTTATGTTTCTATCTTGTGTTAACGTTGCCGTTGCCGAAGCCGATGGCCTTCCTGCCTCGCCACGGTTAATATCAAACGAACTTGTAACCCTATCTGCCATTAAATAAGCCCTATCTTCATCCGTATACGAAGATTGTCTATAATCTTGAACATTTAACTGTTTTACATCCCTGTCTATATCAGTAACCGGTATACCGCCACCGGCAGAAATAGAACTAATCATATCTGGTGTTAATCCAGAACCTTTTCTAATCAAAAATATGCCATTTCCTAATACCATATTATTACTTTTTCTGGTATTAACAATTAAGTTGACATATTCTTGTAAATCAAATAACATTTCTGCAACACCACGACCATACCATCTACCATCTATTTTTCTATACCACGCCTCTTCGTATGGTTTTATTCCGTCTTCTCTCGGATTTTCCCGTATTAAATGTATTATCGATGGAGTTCCAGAACCAGAAGCAACAATGTGCCCTTCTATCCACGTATCTTCATCTTTATCATCTTCGGTAATCCAAGACTTTTTTATTTTCCCCCATCTTTCCCATACTTCAGTATAAGGCACTTTAGTTTTAGTAAGCAACTTATCAACTATTGTTTTTGGGACATTTGGTGAAAAATTAATATATTCTATATTTTTCCAAACACCTTTGTATTCATTTATTTCATCAGTTGATAATCTTTCTCTTTCTATCACCGGTCCTTCTTGCAATGTATCTGCAGTTGGATCTACCCAGAGATTATTTATATCAACAATTTTAGACCTAATTACTCTTTTCTTTGTTGCCGGATCTATACAATCATATGTTTTCACTACAACCGTTCCATCTCTTGACAAAACACGTATAAGATTATTCAATAACTGTCCAAATCCTATTTTTTTCAATAAATTTAAAATTAATGCCCTAATTATTGGAACTCTATTAACAGCCTCTGGTGTTCCTGGTTGTATTAAAATATCTTTTGTATCTAAATCTACGCTTTTTACAACAGATTCTACAGACCATTCCGTTAATGGTACCCATGTTTTTCTCTCCCCGGTAACCTCATCATTAGGATTTTCAAACTTTCCCATATAATACCGACGAGCCTGATCAATAACATTACGCATCAAATACTGAAGTTTTTCTGACACAAAAACTGCAGCATCATCCCATTGTGTTTTTTCAGAAATGATTGTTTCTAATGCTTCTCTTTCGTATTTATTTGGTACATATCCAGAAAGTTTATTCATATTTATTTGTAATTTTTATATAAAGCCTTAAAATAAAATTTTTGTTCTACATCCGGATGTGCCTCTAATGTCCTCATTCTCGCTATTCCGTTCACCCATCTATTTTCTGCTATTCTCATATCGTTAAGTTTCCCATATTTTCTAAATACATCAATAAGCATGCCTTCTGTCAATACGCTTAAAAAATCTGCCGGAATATTGGGAATATCACTAGAAGATGTCATTTCGTTTGGTCTTTTTATCCAAAAAATATATAAGTTATTATTTCCGGTCTTAGTATAATCATCAGAACCCGGAATAGGAGCTATCCATATAGACCTGTCTTTAAACCAATACTTTGGAGCATTTTTACTATAAAGACTGTTTAAATCAGTATCTAAAATGGTTGGACCGGGTATTTCTTGTAAAGACATTGGTGTAGCAACACGCCAGTTTGTATCATCATATGATATTTCTACTCTTTGTATTTTTATCAATCCACCACCATATGTGGTTGTAGAATCTACCGGTAATGGATATTCACGTTGACCAGAAACTAAATCTGTATAAGATATTTCCGCATATAAATCTTCGTTTAGATCAATAAGTTCACGAACCATTAATCTAAAATATTTATTTGCAAGTCTTAAAAGATCAGAATCTATTAAAGTCGTACTGTCTTTACCAGCACTAAAACGCACATCTGAATACACATTAGAAAGAGTTTGATAAGTCGAAGTCATTTCTTTATATTATAACACAAACAAAAATGATTATCAATAATATGTTCTTTTATTCGGACGAATAACAAAATTACTACTGTCCAAACCAATGCCTAATGGCTCCTCATTTAATTTCCAACATGCAAGAGCTAATGAGTTTAAACAATCATCTTTTCTTGAAGAACCATATATTATATTCCCGCTTGGAGAAAAACGATATGAAAAAGACCTTATTTCTTGTATTAATTGGGGAATACGTGGAAAAGATATTTTATTTCTATCCATTAATATCGCAAGTTTATCTATTAACAATCTTTTACTTTTATTAGTATAAACAAAATCTACATCAACGTTTGCTCCCATGTTTTTTAAATCTTCAGAAAATATATCACCACCATTTCCTGTAGCATCTAAAATAATTTCTGCATTATTGTACTTTTGAGATATATCTTTAATTTTCGCTCTCATAAATTGCCATGATAAATTGTTTGCCCTATAAAAACCAACAACCCTATGCGTCATTCTATCCACAACGGTAGCAACAGTAAAATCTTCTATCTTTGCAATATCACATCCTAAAAAATATAAATGACCCGGTATAGGAGTTTCAAACCATTCATTTGGATCATCTACAATTATACTATCATCTATACACTGATCAAACTTTTTAAATCTTTGCCCAGCGCCTTCTTTAAATTCACCTAAATATTCTGAAACCCAAATATCCCTCGGAGTAGCCGCCTTAATATTTCTTAGTTCTTCTACACTCACAGCATATGGATTGTTAGTTCCGATAACTTCTCCATTCTCGTCTTCAATAGCTGTAGGAAAAGAAAAAGAAATATATTCAGGATGTTCTACTCTTCCTTCTGGTGTCCCCCATAAATATTTCTCATAAAACCAATTATATCCAAATGGATTAGATATTAAAAATGCCCTACCATTTTTATCTATAAGATTTGGACGAATATAACCATCCCATATACCATCATCTATTCTGGCCGCTTCATCCATAATAGCTAAATCTAGTCCTTTACCGAGTAACGACTCGGTTGTTTCAGAAGTTTTCATCCATAATTTTGCTCCGGTTACATTGTTTTCAATAATACGATCATGTTTATTAACTCTAAAAGGGCCCTGTTCGCCAGCAAAATATCTATCAATCCATTCTTCTATATAATCCCAGACACGGGAAGCAAGTTCATAATTAGGGCCAATTATCCACACAGTATGTCTTGGCATCCACATTTCTCTTAATCCCAAATATGCGGCTAAAAAAGTTTTCCCGAGCCTTTTTGCCGAGGCAACTACAGTAAAACGCCCCATATTCTGAAGTATATATTTCTGAACAGCATGAGGATGAAAATTTATTTTTTGTTTTATTGCCGCAAAACTAATACTCTTCATTTATACAGTATCCATAATATCAAGTCGTGTTTTTCTTTCATCCATATGATCATCTGGAAAATCTTCTTCAGATTCTCTATATATTGGCTCAATAACTTCGCGAATTTTAGTATCAGAAATAACTTTATCTGTAAACATAGCCTGTGTTTTACCCATAAGTTCTAACAACCTGGTTTTTTCTGCTATAGTTGCATGATCGTGATTATAAAGTTTAAGCATTTCTTTTTTAATAAAATCTGGATTAACATCATCAAAAGTAAAAGCCGCAACAAGTTCTGGAGCTTTTGCCTTAATTCTTGCCAATACCTGAGCAGCCATAGCACCACATTTAGCATTTTCTATTCTTTTATCAGGATAACTTTTAACTTTATATGCCGCCCTATACGCTTCCTGCATATTTCCGGTTTGCGATAACACCATTAAAAATTTCTTTTCGTTTATGGTAACCTTCTTTTTATGTACGGCACTATATGGATTCCAGGGAGGATTTACTCCTTTTGTAGGCTTATATCCCTTCCATTTCTTTAATTCCGGATCCCAATATGCCCCACTTGGATGCGGATTTTCCTTAGTAAACAAAGACCGAGCTTCTTCTATAGAAAGTTGAGATTTTTTTTCTATATTTTCATTCATATATATTATTATACCATATTGACAAGTTTTATTCAAGCTGTTGATAACTACCTATTGCTTTTAATTCAAAAATATGCTAAACTTAATATATGAAAAAGAAAAATAACAAATTTTTACCAAAAGGTAAAAAAACCCTGGCGGTCGATCTTGATGGGACAATAGCAAAAATAAATCCACTTGCAGGTATAACAATAGGTAGCCCAATCAAAGAGGCTATTCCAATATTGAAAAAATTTAAAAGGGCCGGTTGGCAAATAATTCTCTATACCGTTAGGCCAGATGAATGGGTATTGCGAAAATGGTGTGACAAAAACTTCCCCAAAATATTTGATGCTATAAATTGTAATCCTGAAGATGTAAGACAATGGGGGATAGTCAGTGCTAAACCAAAAGCAACCATCTATTTAGACGATTGTGCATGGCCCAATAACGGTTTTTTTGATTGGAAAAAATTTAAAGAAGATGCAATAAAAAACAAATGGATAAAATAAAAACGAATACAATATATTCAGGACATGTAATTGATGTCCTGCGAACTTTTCCTGATGAAAGTATTGATATGGTAATTACTTCTCCGCCATATTGGGGATTACGCGTATATAAGGCCGGAGGCGTTATCTGGGATGGAGATAAAGAATGTAATCATGAATGGAGTAACAATGTTCTAGCAGGAGGAAGGGCCGGACGTCCGTGGGGAGATACGGGACTACATAAGATACAACAACAATCATGGGACCAAAAACAACTTTCTTTTCAGCATAAAGAAACCATGTCGGCTTTTTGTACTAAATGCAATGCATGGATTGGAGAACTTGGACTTGAACCGAGTTTTGAAGATCAAATATTTGAAATAGAAATAATGGAACCAAAAAAAGATCTGACCAAAGAAGATTTAGACATGCTTAAAAAAGAGCTTGGTTTTTGATAATCTTTGTGATCTGATAGATAGCATGAGTATAAAAAACATAGTAGAAAACAAAAGAAGATGGAGTAACCCAGAATATAAAAAAAGAGTTGGGAATAAGATTTCTAATACCTTGCGCGGAAGAAAAATGTCGGATGATACTAAACAAAAAATATCTAAAAAATTAAAGGGAAGAAAAACATGGAAAACAAGGATAAGAATCCTAAAAGGAAAGGACCATCCAAACTGGAAAGGAGGAACAACACCACAACGACAACAAGAATATGCCACAGAATCTTATAAACTATTTGTTAATACCGTATTACAAAGGGATGATTATACTTGTCAAGAATGCGGGGCAAAAAACGGAAATGGTTATAATGTCAGACTTAATGTTCATCATATAAAATCATATGCCGAAAATCCAACATTAAGATTCGATATTAATAATGGAATAACGTTATGTTTCATTTGTCATAATAAAACTAAATCAAAAACGCCAAAACCCAGTAGGATTGATAAAATATTGATTAAAAAAATATGCCAGAAATGCGGTGAGGAGTTTCAAAAAAGAAATCCCCAAAAATACTGTGATAAGTGTAAAGAAACAATATGTGAATATTGTGGCGAAACATTTATATCAAGAAATAGTAAAAGATATCAAAAGTTTTGTTCCCGAAAATGCTATGGTCAATGGTGGTCAAAAAACAAAGTAAAAGAAAATAACCCCCACTGGAAAGGGTATATTGAAAAAGATTGTATAAATTGTCTAAAAAAAATTAAAAGAAGGGATAACGAAATTTTAACAAATTATAATAAAAGAAAGTTTTGTTGTCTAAAATGTGCATATGATTATAGAAAAAAGTAAAATACCTCAACATTTATTAAAATACTTTCAGTTAAAAGAAAAGAAAAAAATAGTTCGTCGTGGTTATATTTCACATCTTTGTGACATTTTTGATGAAATAAAAAGAGTGTTAACCAAAGATGGAACTTGTTGGGTAAACATAGGAGACACTTATCAGTCCGCACCAGTTAGCGGTAAACAAGGTGGTTTTTCTGGTAAAGCAGCTAAAAATAATCCAGAATATGCCGAAGCAATATTAGTAAAAAAACCAAAAAGCAGACTTAAAAATAAAACACTTTTACAAATACCGGCCCGGTTTGCTATAGAAATGTGTAATCGTGGATGGATACTAAGAAACGATTTGATCTGGAAAAAACCAAATATTCTTCCGAGTTCTGTCAAAGATAGATTCACGGTTGATTATGAACATATTTTCTTCTTCGTAAAAAATGAAAAGTATTATTTTGAACAACAATTTGAACCGTATGCTACATCTACAAAAAATGATAAAAGATTTGAAATAGCCAAAGAAGGAAAATATACCGGCGGGACAAATGTAAAAAAAGGATATGAAGAAAGCAAAGCACAAAATCCCATTGAGGTTAGAAACAATGTATTTAATGCCGGACTTGGACAAGGAAGAAATATGCGAAGCGTATGGACTATAACAACTAAAGGGTTTCGGGGAGCCCATTTTGCCGTATATCCAGAGAAACTTATAGAAACACCAATAAAAGCAGGTTGTCCAGAACTTAGATGTTTAACATGCGGAAAACCACGAAAAAAGATAATAACAAACGAACATGTTGGTGGAACACCATATTATCCGCAACATAAATGGCAAAAAGAAAATAATGTTGGCCCACGTCCAAGAGATTATATTGCTAAAAAAGAATTTTGCGGATACACAGACTGCGGACATAATAACTGGCGTAAAGGAATAGTATTAGACCCGTTTTTTGGATCGGGAACCACTGGAGTTGTGGCAGAAAAACTAAATAGGGATTGGATAGGTATAGAACTAAATAAAGAATTTATTAATATAGCAGAAAAAAGAATAAATGAAGAAAGAAGATAAGGCATTTTGGTTATCAATATGGTTGCTTATAGGACTTTATGGTTCTGTTCTTTTAACCATATTTATAATGAAAATATTACAAAAATGACAAAATTTAAAATATACCCAGAAAAAGGAAACAAACAATATTATTCAGTAATAATATTTGACAAAAAAGCTGATATGATAAAATATTCATGTGCCATAACAAAAAGACCGTTACATCTATTTGAGGCAGTAGCACATTCATATTACGCTTATTATAAAAGAAACAAAAAATATATATTGTCAAAGCAAATAGGAAGTATACTGTTTTATAAAAACGGATTTGGAGTAGGAACCGTTGCCCATGAAATAGCTCACGCAACCAATTACTATTTTAATAGAAAAAAGATAAAATTTAGAATTGGTAATGTTATAAAACCAACAAAACAATGGTTTAAATATGATGAAGCATACGCCCATATTTTAGGATATATGATAAATCAGTTTTGGAATAAATATAATGGTAAAGTAAAAACTAAATCAGAAAAATATTAATGAAATTTACACATTTACATGTTCACTCAATGTACTCATTGCTTGACGGACTACCAAGTCCGATTTCTTTAGTTGAAGAAACAAAAAAACTTGGAATGGATTCAATTGCCTTGACAGATCATGGAAATATGTATGGAGCAATAGAATTTTACAAAGCCGCGAAAGCCAATGGTATAAAACCAATATTGGGTTGTGAAGTTTACATTACCAAAGATATGTTCAAAAAAAGCATTAAAGATGATAACCAAATTTATCACTTAACATTATTGGCCATGGACAATAATGGATATCATAATCTAATTAAGTTAGTTAGCGAATCAAACATTCATGGATTTTATTATAAACCAAGAATAGATTTTAATTTATTATCTAAATATAATGAAGGATTAATTTGTCTATCTGGATGTCTTGGAGGAGAATTGTCACAATTATTACTTTTAAAACAATATAGCGAAGCCGCTCAACTTGCCATAAAATATAAAAATCTATTTGGAGATAGATATTATATAGAAATAATGCGACACCCAAATAATAAAGATCAGTGCATTGTTTCACCAGAACTTATTAAACTATCATCAATGTTAGATATACCAATGGTAGCCACAACAGATTTACACTACCTTCACAAAAAAGATATCGATACTCATGAAGTATTTTTAGCTATTAATACAGGAAAAAACCTAGATAATAAAGATAGGCTTTCTATGAAAGATAGTGACATATTTCTTGCTTCACCAGAAGAAATGATAAAAAAATTTAAAGACATACCCGAGGCAATAAATAATACACAAATAATTGCAGATAGATGTAATGTTGATATTAAACTTGGAGAAATAAAACTACCAAAATTTAATGTGCCAAAAGGAGAGACGTATGATTCATATCTTAGAAAACTTTGTTTAAATAGCCCTAAAAACAAAAATGAATATTCAGATAGATTAGAATATGAACTAAAAATTATTGAAAAAACAAAGTTTGCATCATATTTACTAATTGTTTGGGATATTATAAAATGGGCAAAAGAACATGATATAATGGTTGGCCCAGGACGTGGTTCTGCCGCAGGTAGTATAATATGTTATCTTTTGGATATTACAAATATAGATCCGTTAAAATATGGATTATTATTTGAACGTTTTATGAACCCAGATAGAATATCTATGCCAGATATAGATATGGATTTTGACGACACAAAAAGAGATGCGGTTATTAAATATGTGTCAGATAAATACGGACAAGATAATGTCGCCCAAATTATCACATTTGGCACAATGTTTTCAAGATCTGCAATAAGGGATGCCGGTAGGGCAATGAAATATGATCTTAAAACGTGTGATAGAATAGCCAAAATGATACCGTTCAATAGTTCATTAGCCGATTCGTTAAACAATGTTAAAGAACTAAAAAAAGAATATGAAGATCCAAAATCTAAAAAACTAATAGACATGGCAATGAAACTAGAAGGAGTTGTTAGGCATGTCGGGAAACATGCTTGCGGAGTGATCATATCTGATAAACCAATAACCGATTATATGCCGATTCAGTTATCAAAAGAAAAATCAGTAATGTCTCAATATGATATGAAGATTATTGAAGACCTGGGATTATTAAAAATGGATTTTCTTGGACTAAGAAACCTTTCGGTAATTTCTGAATGTCAGAAACTAATAAAAAAACAACTTGGTGAAGATGTAAATGTAAACAATATTCCCTTAAATGACAAATTAACATACAAACTATTACAAGAAGCAAAAACAACTTCTGTGTTTCAACTTGAATCTGATGGAATGAAAAAATATCTAAAGAAATTAAAACCAACAAATATTGATGATATTTCGGTTCTTATAGCATTATACAGACCCGGTCCAATGAATTTAATACCAGAATATATAGCAAGAAAACACGGAGAAAAAACAATAACATATTTACATCCAAAACTTGAACCAATACTAAAAGACACTTACGGTATTATGATATACCAAGAACAACTTATTTCGGCCGTTCAAGCATTAGCAGGCATGACATTGGCACAAGCAGATGTTTTAAGAAAAGCTGTTGCCAAAAAAGACGCTAAACTTTTGAAACAACAAGAATCTAAATTCAAAGACGGATGTAAACAAAATAAAATAAGTAACAATGTATCCAACACATTTTGGAACCTAATAGAACCGTTTATAGGATACGGATTTAATCGATCACATTCTACATCTTATGCCATAATAGGTTATCAAACAGCATATTTAAAAGCAAATTATCCGGTTCAATATATGGTGGCAGAAATGAATTCCGATGACAAAATAGAAAGAATAACCGAATTAATGCCAGAACTTGAAAGTATTGGTATAAAAATAGCCCCTCCGGATATTAATATAAGCGAACAAAAATTTGTCGGAACCGGTAATAAGATATTATTTTCTTTATCGGCCATAAAAGGAATGGGCAAGAAGGCCATAGAAACAATAATAGAAGAAAGAAAAAATGGGCCATATAAATCTATAGATGATTTTATTTACAGACTAAACGGAACATCTATTACCAAAAAAACAATAGAAATCTTAGCAAAATCAGGGGCATTTGATACATTTGGTGAGTGGACTAAAAGAAATCAAATATCAAAGTCGGCAGAACAAATAGCAGAAAGTATAAAATTTAAATATAAAGATTTACTTCCACCAATAATCTATTCAAGTGTTAAAACTTCATGGAAACAAATGGTATCTTGGGAAAAAGAACTACTTGGACTATATTTAACCACAAATCCGGCGCTTAATTATGCCGTAGAGATAAAAAAACATGGAACCATAGACATAAACAGAATATCTGAATATCAAAATAAAAACATCAAAATTGGCGGAGTAATTACCGATCTTAAAAAGATCATTCTAAAAAGTGGCAGAACCTTTTATAACTTTAGATTACAAGATACTACAGGATCAATAAACTTATCAATATCAAGCGGTTTATATAATAAAAAACCGTTCAGCACAAACTCTGTAGTAATTTTATACGGTCAATATAAAGATAAATTTAAAATATTTAGTTGCGATCTAATAGATTCTTTTTAAAAAAGGGGGACATTCTATAGCGGACTCAAGTGTCCTAGAATAATCCCCAAGGTTTCTTCCTGTCTCACGCGGGCGGAAGAATACTTCTATTATATCATAAGCATCATTAGTTTACAAGATCATTACCGTTTGGGCAAATAATCGGAAACTTATGAAATATCATATTGTCCTCCTCCTATAGTATAGCATACATATACACAAGTATCAACCCCTCATCTTCATAAATTACCTAAAACATAAATTTTGTTCGGAAACAAGTTGTTTTTAAATTCCTTCCTTTTCTCCCAAACGGGGACATAACATTTCAAGCCTTTTGTCAAGACTTGTTTTTATCAACAAGTTGTCCACTTCCCCCGCTTGCATTGACTTCTTTTTTATGCTATGCTTTGGTTAGGCAATGTTTTGGTTTCTTTACAAAACTTTAAGATATGTTATAACAACAACACACTTTTTATATATGTCAATAAAAAGTTGTCCACTTGCTTTGGTTTTTACTTTTTGCTATAATTAGATTAGTAAAGTAAAGTTGTCCACATCTTTACTTTTAACAAAGATGTGGCGATGTTCATTAAAAACTCCATAAGCGGCGATGGGGTTATAATATGAGAACCATTAAAACAGCATTAAGATCGGGTTTTGTCAAGACGCAAGCAACAAGAGTCAGAAGCGGTTTTGTTAGGGATATCCAAGATCTAGGTTTAGAGGTTGGAGGTGATCCTTGTGTTTTGACTGAAGAAGAGTTTCGAAGTTATGGCTTTTCTGAACGGACTATTAAGAATGGCCCAAGATATCTATTGAACAATAAAGCAAGCGAGAAAAGAGGCGAGTTTTATGCGGTAGCTCGTGGAGTTGCTACCGGTGAATTAGCTGAAGAGTTGCAAGTTCCTGAAAATACGCCGGTTATACAAATCGCTAGAGTTGCAACAAAAAAAGAGATCGGGACGCATTTTTTAACCGAGTAGATATTCCGTAGCTATGAATTAAACGCCGCTATTCGTAGCTACTAGAATGTTTATTCTATTAACTCATCGGAGGTCGGGATGAGTTTTTGAACCAGTAAATTAAAAACATGGTCAAAATTGCTATTGAAAAATACAGTAAAAACTTATACCGTGGAATTGGAATTGTAAATGGATTACCGATTATAATTTTTGGAAGCAGTTTCATGAATGTCATTACAAAAGCCTTGTATGAATATATGAAAAGACGAGCATTTTTTACTGAAGAATGCTAGTATAAATTGAAGGATCTTATTAAAGGTCCTTCTTTTATTATATGATCAAAATAAATAAGAAAATCGCACTTTTTGATAAACCAAAAGACATTTTAGAAGTTATTATGATCAAAAGAAAATATAGATTAAAAGAAATAAAAAAAGAAGGAAATATAATTACAAAAACATATATGAAGGGCCGGAGATATTGGAAAATAAGCTATCCAGATAACTATATTGGTCAAATATGAAGATGATTATAGAATTAACCGCACTTTTGCGGAGATTTAACCATTATTTGTATATATTATTCCATCAAAAAGACATATAGAAGAAAATAAGAAGGGGGGTATTATGAATAAAAAGAAGAAGAAAAATAGACAGTATATAGCATGTATTTGGTGCGGAAAAGACATAAATAAGAAATATGCCAAATACTATTCAGATAAATGTAGAAGTGAAGCGTTGGGACAAAAGTTAGAAGGGAGGTGTTATTATGAGCAATAGAGATAAAAGACCAAAAAGATCAAAATATATTAAGTGCCCGCTTTGCGGGGAGAAGTTAGACAGTATAATGGAATGGGTAAATACCACGATCGGATATGAAAGAGATTTAAAGACCGGAGATATTCTTCATACAAGAGAAGGAGATTATAGCGATTTTGAGGCTTATAGTTGCCCGGAATGCGGAGAAGATTTAGATGAAAAAACATGTAAAAAGATAAATAAAATGTTATGGGGTATTTAGAAAGGAGGTGAAATATGAAAAAGCCAAAAGCCGTATTTGTAAAACAAAATAATGGAGGTTCGTATAAGTTAGAAATATATCTTGTGGAGAATGCCACGGATGAACAAAATGCATGGGTCGATGCACAAGGAAAAATAGTATATGATTATGAATTAAATGGCGTTAAAGCCGATCTAAAAAAAGACGGATTTAATGTTGTTGTAAAATGAGACAATTAACATCCGCACAAAAGAAGTTATTAGACAAAACATTGAAAAATAATCCAGAAATAAGAGAATGTGATGATTTACCAGATGAAGTTTGGGATATGATAGTAGAGCTTAATGATACCGAGATATTATATGATGAGGTTAATAAATATATCAGACAAAAAGATTTATAAATGAACTTTGATAACTGAATACATTTTAAGGAATATAGGGGCAAAATAAAATGAGCAAAATATATTGTATTGAGCTAAGCAAGGATGAAGAATTAATGGCAGAAGATATGGGGTTAGAAGATTTTATAGAAACAGATGAAGATGAAAGAATCTTCTGCCGTAAATGCGGGAAGGATATAACAGATGAAGGATTATCAGAAGATATTTGCCGCAAATGTGGGCTAGAAATGGGGGTTTATGACTAAAAAAGACTTTATTAAAATTGCGGAGATTATTAAGAGTATAATTGGACAACTTGGAAGAGTAAATGTTAAGACCGAAGATGGAAATACTATTGAAGATATATCCGAGTTTATTATTGATGAGTTTGCTTATGGTTTAGAAGATACAAATGAAAGGTTTGATGAAAATAAGTTCAGAAAATATATCTATAAAGATAATAAGTATTACGAAGGTCAATAATATGGTTTAATAGTTCCTATACTTTAAGATGTATTCAGTAATTAGTGTTTATTATGAAGATATTATTTATATTTTTAGTTATACTATCCGCCATTTTTGTGTGGACATTCTATAATATATTTTGGGTTTCTGATATTCGGAATATATGTTTGCCAAGAATGGAAGATTGTAGTAAATAAATATGAAAAACCAAAAAAAGACAAATAAACATAAAAACCAGCGAAAAAAAATGACAGAAGAGTTTTATGAGGGCAAAGAAACTTTATGCGGAAATTGTGGACGAATAGCAACATGGAAGTATGGAGATATTCATAGATGTAATAAATGTATGGGACTATGACACATAAAAAAGAATGGACAATAAATATAATACTAATTATTTTATCATTTATAATAGTTTTTGGGTTTCTCAAATGGCAAATAGAAGAAAATAAGGGATTTTGTTTAAAGATTATGAGCGGATATTTTATGTCAACTAATAAAGATTTAGAAGAGTACCAAAAATATATGAAATATTATAATAAATAGAAAGGAGGTGAAATATGAAAAAATATAGTGTTTCTTGGAGTGAAAAACATACATTGCCGGGTATAGAAGCGAATTCTCCAGAAGAGGCAATAGAAAAAGTCCAAAACGGAGAAATAACGGAAGAGTCCGAGAATGGAGATGTTATTGAGCTAGTTGATGGGCCCGAGGCCGTAGAAGAAGGTATATAATAACACAAGCGGCCATGTGTATTTTTACAAATGAAAACAGTCCGTTTTAAGATAGCAGATGTATTTGAAGTAGAAGTAGAAAACGATGCAACACAAGACGAAATAGACGCAGCAGTTGATGCGGAACTAAAAAAATTAGCAGAAGCCCCATTTTTTCTGGAAAATGCAGAAGTTGAGTTTGTAGACGAAGAAGAAAATGAAGAAGAAAATTACGAAGATTTATCAGTCGAAGACCTAGATGAAAATTCCTCAGAAGAGAATTTAGAAGAAGATACAGAGGAATAAATTACCGTGAGTTGCCATGATATTTGGCCGCATGTCGTGGCAACAATTCGGTTATTTATTATAATATGAAAAAGGTTCATAATAAAATAGAAAAAAATATAATGGAAAAAGAATTTGTTTGTAACCGGATGCCTATTTGTGCAGTGGCCGGATATGTAATAGCAAAAAGAGCCAAATATAATGATAATTTATCAAAATCATTGGGAATGGCATTGGCCACTAAATTAGCAATTTGGAAGAATGCCGGATGGGGATACGGAGTTTCAACGAATAAACATTATGGAGCCGGAAGAGTAAGTGAACAACAATTATCTAATGAAGATAAATTAAATGCCGGTTTAGTTGATGAAATAGATTTTTGTGGTGAAAACTTTTTGGTAAAAGACAATTTAGTAGTGGGAGAACTACATGTAAAAAAAGAATTTAATTGTTCACCAGATAAATTTGATTTTCAAGTCCATAAAATAGAAAGCGGTGGTGGTAATTTTAAGAAGTTAGTAGAAGCAATCAATGAAAAATTAGATAGTGAAGAGTGGAAAAATTATGATTTAAGCAAGGCGGTATTTGGTAAATCTTTTATGAGATTTTGGAAACAAATTAGAGATGACTTTCGTAAAACAGAATTTTATCATGAATAACTTATATGATAAAGACGATATTGAAGAAGTAATACTTAATAACTATATAATGCTTTTAACCAGAGCGTTTACATTAAAACCGATCAAAGTAACAAAAACAGATCATAAAAAAAGAAAAAAGTATTACCACGAATATTATTTAAGAAGAAAAAAAGATCCAGATTTTGTTATGAAAAGAAGAATGAGAACAAGAAGATGGTATAAAAATAATAAAAAACATAAACTAAACAATTAACCGCTACGGTGAATGTTTATATATTTATTATGAGCAAAATAAAAAAAAGAGCCTTGCTAATAAAAGAATTAAAAGAAAGGCATATTGATCTTGAATTTTGGTGGAGATTTATAAATGAAATAAACGAAGCAATGAATTTTTGTGATTTAAGGCCAATGTTAATGAATACAGAAGGAGGACCACTGGTTTTATATGATATTGTAAAAATAGGAAAACCAATAATTCTTAAATATACAATGGAAAGAAATTTTGATAGTTTAGAAGACCTGGCAGATTATTTGCTATATCTTGATCAACAAGGAAGAATAATCAAAAATAAAATAATATTTAAACGAAACTAATGGACAACAAATATACATACACAATAAGAGGCAAATGTCTATTTTGCAAGTGTCCAAACACGATGGTAAATATAGACGGATACTGCGAAACTTGTCAAAAAGAAATAGACGAAAAGATGTCCAACGGAGGACTAGATTTTAAGGTTACAGTTCCTGGTAGTATATTGAAGGTTCATGCAAATAGCCGTAAAGAGGCTATAGATATGGCTATAAAAATATGGGAAGAAGAGATTAAAAAAGCTCAGGAAGACAAAACAATTTATGCAATAAAAGATTTAGTAAAAATATTAAAATGAAAAAATATCGCAAGATAACGGTTTATTTTAAGTCTAGACAAAATCCGAAAATAAAATATAAGGTTGAAAGGTTCCGTAACGGAGCCATTTTTTGTTCTTGTCCCGGATTTAAGTTCACACATTATAATGGACAAGTTTGTTTTCATGTAAAAAGAGCAAAACATTGGAAAAAATAGAAAGGACAAATAATAATATGGACAAATGGTATATAATTAAAGACGGATCCGAATATGTGGTAAAATATAAAGATAAAAATGACGGAAAACTTTACCATATATCTCCGTTTTTTAAATCAAGACTCATGGCTATTATTCATGCATATATTAGTCGTCGGGTTCTTAGGTCGAAAGGACTTGATGTAAAAATAATAAAATATTGCATATGAACTATCCAAAAATAAAAAAGTATATAGAAATTACTTATCCTGAAAAAATAAGAGAACTAATAGATTATTTAGATTCTTTAGAATTTGAAAAAGATGTAAAAAAGATATTACAGGATCAGTATAAAGTTAATGAACCATTATCTGAAGAATTCGCCGCGACCTGCTGTATTGACAGAAGGGCAGACGAAATTTCAGATTTTTAGAATATGCCATCAAATAAACTAATATACGAAAAAATAAATCTTGGAGCTGATCCCGAGCTTTTTATAGCAAATAAAAAGGGCGTTATTGGATCAGAAAAATTATTACCAAAAGAAGGTATATTAACAGAAGGAGGCAAAATAATAAGAGATGGTGTTCAACTAGAAATTAATCCACAAGCGGCCACATGCAGAGAGATTTTAGCAAGAAATATTAAAGACTGTTTTCTGACAATAAGAAGACAACTTGCAAAAAAAGAATTGTTATATATAAACTTTAAAGAAGTTGTAGAAGTTTCAGAAAAAGAAATGAAAACATTAAGTGAGGATTCAAAAGTATTTGGATGTGCTCCAAGCAATAATATTTATACCGGGAAAAGTATAATCAAAGTTGATCCAAGAGTTTATAGATACAGAAGTGCAGGTGGACATATACATCTAGGAAAATGGACCGAAAAAATGATTGGGGTATACGAAGAACTCAGTAAAATACAAACGGCCATAAACAAGGCATTAGAAGATCCAAAAAGAACAGTGCCAATGTTGGATTTAATAGTTGGAAACACTTGTGTATTAGTTGACAGAGATCCATTGGCAAAAGAAAGAAGAAAAGTATATGGTAAAGCAGGAGAATTTAGAACTCCGCCACACGGAATAGAATATAGAACGCTGTCTAATTTTTGGTTAAAAAGTTACCCGTTAATGTCGTTTGTAATGGGGTTGGCAAGACTAGCAGTATTAATTGTGGCCAATGATAAAGATAAAAAATTAATGTCTGAAGTAAAAATAGAAAATGTGGCAAAAGCTATAAATGAAAATGATTTTGAACTGGCTTATAAAAACTTTAAGAAGATAGAAAAACCGCTTTTAGATATGATTCCCGAAGATTATGATAATAATATTCCGCTTGCAAGCACAACAATAAAAGAGTTCAAACATTTTCTGACAAAAGACTTATCAGACTGGTTTAAAACAGATCCAATGGATCATTGGTGTAATTTAGATATTGGAGATGCTAATAGTTATGGATGGGAGAACTTTTTAAAGATAAAAGTTCATGATGATATGATGAAATAAACCCACTTTTCAATTTTAGAGACAAACATCAACTTGTGCAGATGCGAATGCACAAATAAATATGGATATAAACGGACTTGATTGTTGTGGAATTGTAGAAATAAACGGATTAAGTAATACCAGCCCCAAAAATGCACTCATAGAAATATGTATAGATAGTAATATAGATGAAAATGCAGGAGTAAATTTTGCATTTGTTCTTTTTACGGGAGTTGTTAAACATGGATATGGACAAAGATTCAAAAAATATTTATTAGAACATAGACTCGGTAATGTTATTGAAACAAGGACAAAAATAAATCCGAACTCTGGAAACGAAATAAGGGCATGGATTTGGGAAATAGACCAGAAGGCATTAAGTCGCTGGTATGAAAAAAATAAACCAAAAAATTACGAAGAAAACAATTGGTGAAAAGATAACAAAACAAAGATTTTTGTGTTAAGGTATTGTGGTAGCACCCCACATTTTATAAGTGCGTTTTGACAGAAAAATTAGGGGGTCTCCAGTATGTATAAAGAGAATAGCAAAAGACACATTCAACGCCTGTGCACAACTTACTATTGCAAAAAAAACAAAAATCTGTTATACTTGAGCTGTAAATTAAAAAGTATATAAAATAACACAAATCGCCCTTTTGTCAAGAATAGAAGAAGAAATAAAAGATCGCGGCTTGGTGTAATGGTAACACGTGAGGTTCATATCCTCAAGATCACGTTCAAATCGTGGGCCGCAACATCAAATAAATATTGTAGTTAATGTTTGTTGTAAATATGTTGCTAGTTATAGTAACATAAATTAACAGAAAAACACTACAATATTAGATTGATAAATAGTTTTCATGTTCCATGTTAGGGCATCGCCCGTTATTGGCTGATTACTATTTAGTCCATGTTAAACTGATGTTCCGTTATATTTGTTGTAAAATAAATATATCTACATTAGTTTAACCGGTGAGAAGCACAAGAAGCAGGAAAACATAGAAGAACTGCGAATGTTACTTCTCCGGTATTGTCCGGATAAAAAACTGCTTGTGCTTCAATACTAGACATTAAACATATCTGTTCGTTGCGTGTTATTCAATTCATGATGGACCGAACGAAGTTTACAAATGATATATTTGATGTCTGATATTGGAATATAGAACATTTACAATAAAAGAATGTTTTAACCTCCGTCTGTGGCTGAAGAACCCTGATATGGAACGGGGTAAGGCACGACGAAACTAACAAAGGGAGTTAACAAGGGTTAGAAGTAGTCGGTATACTGACAAAATAATTACTTATTCCTAAAACATGCCTCCAAAAACTGAATGAGGCAGTAGCGGTTAATACTGTAATACACGGAATGCATAACGGTATTATGGTATGCTACTTTGGATAAAAAAACGAGCACTTCGTAATCCCTTTTTAGATGGTGGGCCATCTAAACAAGAAAATATAAAAGCTGATAAAGTGCTTGAGTATTGGGATATAGACAGGAGTTGTCCCCAGACGGAGATTAAAGCATTCTTTAGTAAAGAAATATAAAAGCAATTATGAAAGAAGAAATTAAAAAAAAATATGACGAAGCAATGAAAGAAATGGAGTGTTGGGAAACCCAAAAGCATTTGAAGAATTGTAAGAAGTGTCAAGAAACAATAAGACAAATTTTAACTCCTAATCAACTTCAGAAGTTAAAAGATGCTATAAGTATTTTAAGTCAAATTATTAAGACAAATTAAATAATGAAAAGAGGTTAAAAAAAATAATAAAAGTTGCTATAATATAACCAGTTCTTAATCCCGTAGTTCGGGATAAGGATCACCCATCCAAATGAGCTAGGTCTCGCCAACTCCATATCAAAGAGTTGGCAATTTTATAAAAGATATGAAAAAAATTATAGCCATTACATCTGGAGAAAAGAATAAATTAAAACCATATATTGAAGCGTTTACTACTCCGGATACAATTCCTGTATTAATTCCAACATTTAACCTGTCTGAAGAAGAAATAGAGAATGAAGAAACCTCTAATAAACTATTAAATATAGCAGAAAAAATAGCAGATAAGTTAGATGCATTAGTTTTATCTGGTGGTGAAGATATTAATCCAATAAACTATGGACAAGATAATATTGCCGCAACAGGATGTAATAATTCAAGAGATAAAACAGAAGTGGCATTAGTAAATGCTTTTTCTAAAAGAAACAAACCTATCTTGGGTATTTGTAGAGGACACCAAATATTAGGACTAATGTATGGATTAAACTATTTCGCCCAAGACCTAACAAAAGTAAGAGAACTACATAATGGAAATATTGCTGGTCTAAAAGATCGGAAAGAACCAGTCCACACTGTTTATGTATGGGGAAGTTATGCGGAATGGCTAAAAAAGAAAGGATATAAACAAAACGGAAATTTTATGAAAATGAATGTAAATTCATGGCATCATGAAGGTTTTGTGTTTCTGCCAAAAAGTATGGGAAGAATAAAAGAAAATAACCTTGCAGATTTTATTGAAAATTTTACAAAAGATACAGATTTAGAAATTATATTATCTACAAAAGCGGTAATAGAAGGATTTAGATCAATAACAAAACCGATATTAAGTTGCCAATACCATGCAGAAAGTTATCCAAAAAGCATATTTATAAAATACTTTCTTGAAGAATATGTATTAAAAAATGGGCCAAAAAATAGGTCGGTCGAAACAAAAAAATAGTAATATTATAAAATAATACATGAAATATAAAGTAAAAGTATTAGTTGGGAAAGCATTTGAATGTGAAGTAGAAGCAGAAAACGAAGAAGAGGCCGAAGATAAAGCGGTATTATTGGCAAAACAAGATTATGAAGAAAAGGGAATAGAAAATGCAGATTTTTTTGTTGATAGTGTTGTTAATACAGAAGAGGAGAAATTTGAATAAAATAACAGGGCCGAATAGAAATTCGGCCCTTTAGCATATTTGTGAGGAGAGAGTTTAAAATGACAAAGAATCTTTTTTATGACCAAAAAGATTCAAAATTTATAGGCCCGGATATCATCTCTCCTCATAAGTATATTAAATAACCACATCTGTATTTATACAGATGTTTATAAACCAATGTGCGGAATAGCATTTGTCATGCGGAAAAACAAACATAATGCTAATAAAAGAATAAAACAACTATATTTTGCCCAGAAAAACAGAGGAACTGAAGGTTATGGATTCTTAAATATAAATACATTACAATGTTTTAGAGCAAAATATGAACATCAAATATTAAGTTTATTAGCAAAGAATAAAGCATCAGAAATTTTGTTTCATCATAGACGACCAACAAGTACGGATAATACTCCAGAAACCGCACATCCAATATATTCAGGCAATAATTTTATAAATAAATATTATTTAGTTCATAATGGTACTATATCAAATGATCAACAGTTATATGATAAACATACAAAACTTGGACTAAAATATTCTACATTTATCGGAAAAGACAAATACGGTATTCCAATATTTAACGATAGCGAATGTTTGTTATTAGAACTCGGATTATATCTTGAAGGAAAACAAGAAAAATTAGAAACAATAGGTTCAGTAGCATTTGTTTTATTAGAAACAGACAAGAATAATACGCCATTAAATTTATATTATGGAAGAAATTATGCAAGCGACTTAAAGTTTTTAGATACCGATACCGAAATGATTATTTCTTCAGAAGGAAATGGTAATTATATAGATGTTAATGAACTAAATATTTATTGTTATAAAACAAAAGAATTTTCTAAAAAGAAACTGGAGTTTAAGAGAACGTCCTATCTTTATTATGAAAAAAATTATTCATATAATAAAAACTACGATAATATAAATTTAACTAATGAAAAAGATGATTCTTCACCAATAGAACATAAAACAGACATTCAGACGGAATCGGATTTCTTGCAAGAACTAACAGATGAAGAGTTACAAGAGTATAAACAAGACGCAGAAGGACAAATAGAAGTGGCAACTATGTCATTACTTAAAACAAATGATAGAAACGAGGGAGATAGACTTCAAGAAGAAAAAAGGGAAGCTCAAGAATTTTTAAATGAAATAAACAAAGAAATAAAAAGAAGGTCGGAGAACAAGAAAAAACTTTTGTGTTAAATATATGTTTAGCAAAAAATTTATAAAACGACTCCTCCGTCATCCAGAAATGGCTAAATGTCCGGATTGTAGATACAAAATGGTTAGAAGGGGTAATTATTTTATATGTGAAAATATAAATTGTGGAACTGGTATAGATATATCGGATTTTTATTTAACCGCAGGAGGTAAATTCAGAAAAAGAAATCCTACCGTAGATGAATATAAAAATACAGAAGATAAAAAAGAGACTATTTTTGTAATGAATAGATTTAAATTAGAAGATAAACCGTATAAAATAAACGAAACCTCTAGTTATAATCCGGTAACAAGACAATTATTTATAAACAATAATGAAATACCAGAAAATATTACAGATGAAACAAAACATTTAGAATTAATAGAAACTATTCAAACAATATTAAATGCCAAATAACATAACCGAAAACAACATAACCGCATCGGAGATACTATCATGGTGGGAAACGGCAAGGCAGTTAGTAAATAGAACGCAATCAATTAATAACAAAACACAAAAAAGATCAAATATTAAAAAAATGGTAACTTTTGATAAATGTTTTGATTGTTTAGAAAAACTCGGAGAAGAACAGTTTATTTATGAAAACCATGTTTACTGTAAAGAATGTTATAATAATAAAATACAAGAATGTGGTCGATGTCATCAGAAAGAAAAAAATAAAAATAACTTTATAAATGCAGTAATAGAAGAAGGTGAAAAACAAACAAAAATAGTATTATGTCCAGATTGTATAAGATTATTACAATTACAAAAATGTAGTTTTAATAATTGTCCAATTTTCTTTAAAAAAGATCAAAAACTTTTATGTGAATTATGTAATAAATATTACTGTAAAGTTCATATAAACGGTCACAATTGTTCCATTGGAGAACCAACATTTTTGTATCATCGTTATAGTAGTCAAAAACAAACAGGAAGTATTGAAAAAGCCAAATTTATAAAAAACAAACGACATGTCGGAATAGAATTAGAATGTGTAAATGGAAACCCTAATAAATTAAAAGACAATGAATTAGATAGAAGAATTGGTGTTGGACACGATGGATCCGTAAGAGGAATGTGGCCATTAGAAATACAAACACCACCAGCAAGTGCCAGTAAACTAGAAGATATTATATTTCATGTAACAAAAACATTGCGGTTAGCCGGTTACAAAGTAAATAAAAGCTGTGGAGTTCATATACATATTGACAGTGAAGATTTCCGTGACGATCCTGTAAAAATATTCAATATTATATCATTATATTATGCGGTTGAACCGCTTATTTATGCAATGTTACCGGAATCCAGAAAAAATAATAAATATGCTCTTCCATTAAGTAATTGGATAGATGCACCAAAGATGATGACGCTTGCCCGTAAAAGGATGACACTTGACGAATTAGAAAAAGAATGGTTTAAGGCAAGAAGTAACAGCGAAGTAAGTAGATATAAAGGAAACAAATATGATAGTAGTCGTTATCATGGTTGTAATTTACATTCATTGTTTGCTTATGGACACATAGAAATACGGTATCATCACGGAACACTAAATGCAACAAAACTTATAAACTGGATAAACTTACATTTATTATTAATAGACTGGGCAGTAAATAAATATAACAAAAATGTTATTGATGCACTTCTTGCAACAGACAAACCATTAATAAAATTAAGACTTCTAGTAAGACATTTAGGAATGGACAATGTATTAAGACGTTATATAATACGTAGATTAAAAAAGTTTTCAAATTCTAATATAGAAGATATTGAATAAACAGAAAGGAAATATACTTTGTGTGGAATACTTTACCTAAAATCAAATAATGGACAACCTGTTGGTAAATATGCAGAAATTGTCTATCAATACCAAAAAAATAGAGGCCAGAATGGGTGGGGAATGGTAGAGGTTAAAAAAGACAAGATAACTGTTAGTAGATTCACAAAAGAAAATGATGCCGTAAAAGCATTAAAAGAATCAAATGCTCCAGAAATATTGTTTCACAACAGATTTCCGACAAGCACAAACAATACAGTTAAGACAAATCACCCTATTGTATCAATAAATCCAGCATATAAACATAATTATTATTTTATACATAACGGTATAATAGGAAACGATTTACAGTTAAAAATAGATCATGAAAAACTTGGAATAAAATATAATACAGTAGAAGATTATAGGTTTAATGACAGCGAATCATTGATGCATGAATTAATATTGATTATAGAAGGAATAAAAAAGCCAGAAGAGTTTGCAGCAAAAGGATCTTTGGCGTTTATTATGCTACAAACAGACAAAACAGACCATGCAGAAGCGTTGTATTATGGCAGATGGGGAAATCCGTTAAAATTTACAAATATAAAAGGAATGATGGTATTAAGATCTGAGTGTCCCAAAACAGAAGATATAGAAGAAAACAAATTATTTAGATATGATTATAAGAAAAAAACTATAACATGTCAAGATATTATGTTTGGAGAAAGAGTTAAGTTATTACAACTTCCACAAAACAAAAAACAACCAAAGAAAATTGATACAGACATAACAAAATTTACAGAAGTAATTAAACTATTGTATGGACACCAATATATAAACGAAACATTGCTCAAAAATATTGGACGTAATGAAATGGCTCTTCTGTTAGTAGCCGCAAGAAAAATTAAAAGAGAATTACAATTACAAATGGAATCTGCAATAATCAATAATAAAGATATATCAGACGAAATTTGGCCAAAAATACATTATGATAGAGCAGTTTTTAATCTGTCAACAATTAATGATTTTATTAAAGAATAACATAAAAATCATTTATTGTTAAAATAATATGAATGCGGAAACGGCAAAACAATTAATAACAAAAATCCCATTTTTACTCGAAAAATTTGATAAAAGACAAATAGATATTTTAAGGTTTAAGTGGGGAGCAGAAGACGGATTATTTCATTCTCCAAAGGCAGTGATTAAAAGACTAAAGATTAATATGTCCGAAAATGATATAAAAAATCTTGAGGATGATGCGATTAGAACAATAGAAGATGAAATGGATACTATATTTAGATGCCCAAGATGCGGAACCGATGTAAGAAAATGCGGAATACATAAAACAATAACTGGTTATCAACAATCAGAAATATTTATATCTGCCATCGGTATACCAACAAGAGTAAATAATCCCGTGTTTCAACCATATGAATATAGAAATACCAAACATGTAAGTTTTAAATGTATAAACTGCGATGGAGAATTTAGGCCAGATGACGCTATTACAATGTTTTTAGAAAATAATTTAAGACCAGAAACAATAATCGCATATATGATGAGATTCAAAAAAGTTGAAGAAAAAAAGGTTTTAGAAGCAGAAATGCCAAAAATTAAAAAACTATCAGATTATTACACAATACCATATCAGTCACCACAAGAGATTGGTATTGATAATTCAGTTTTTACATCCAATGAACCAAGATTACAATAAACAGTTAAAATAATACTATAATGTTAGAATCATACACAAATATTAAAGGAAATAAAGTTATAATTAAAAAATTGACAGATAAAGAGTTAGTTCTTTCTTATAAGTTCTTTCAAAATTTAGTCCGTAAGATTTGTGGAAATACGAATCCCAAAGATTCTATCGTTTCTGCAAACAGCCCGGAAATAGATCAGGCTGGCAACCTGATAAAGGTAAGGGACTCTTTAAAAGAAGAAATAAAAAACAGAAAAATAAAGATGTCCCTATTCCAAAATAATCACTTACCTGATAAAGAGTGATATTTTGGCGGTATATAACATATATCGTAAAGCAGTAATAATACAAAGAAATACATCTCTGCAACGAAACAAAGGTCTAAGACTGGACATTGGTTATTCGTCTTGTATTATGGAAGTTGTGTCGGTAACGACTCCCCAATCTGGCTATAACCAGTGCGGTAACAGAATAACAGTCTTGTTGCCAAATGGCAACTACTATAATAAGAATAATTTGTAGTGTGTAGTCAGGACAGTTGTTGAATTAAAGAGGACATTTTTCTCATTGTATTATTATGATAGTAATCACCGTGGGGAAAAGCCTAATTGCAAGATGCAACTTCTTGCCGGTGATCATAAGTAAGAACCGATAGTGGTCGGTATATCGGAATATTATAAATATTAGCTAATATTTATATTGATATAAAACATTGAGGCCGCCGGCAACAATGTATAAATATCAATATCTAACAATAGGATGGGAGTAGTAGATACAATCGTCCAGAAGTTTAAATTACTAGCAGGTGGCAAAACCAGAAGACTTCTGTTTAAAGAGGGAATAGTTGATGAAAACGGAGTGCCCACAAAAATCGGCCGCACATTGGCTCGTAGATTGATGGGAGAAGAGTATATTGCCGAACATGCAGAAGAAATTGCGGCAAAACTTGGAGAATATGCAAAATTGTCAAAGGCCGAAGACGAAGAAGACTAAACCAGTCTTCAAGGACGCTGGTGCTTCAGAAACGGTTCGATTCCGTTTCGTCCTTTAATAAGATAACATTAATTTTTATATTTTAATATGATATATGAATACAGAAGAAACATTAAAACAATTTATTTACATATTAGTAAAATCTAATGATATAAACTTTTTAACAATAAAAGGACAACCTGGTTTGGGTAAAAGTTTTAATACAGCAAGAATATTAAAAGAAATGGGACTTGAAGAAAATGTCCATTTTAAAGTAATAAGTGGTTATATAACACCCAAAAAGTTATTTGAAACATTGGGGAAAACAAGAATATTAGAACCACCACGACTTATAATAATAGATGATTTAGATGCTCTTCTAAATAGCAAAATATCTGTTTCAATATTAAAAAGTGCATTAGTTAATTTTAATAACCAAAGAATAGTAAGATATGAATCAACAAGAAATAATGAAGAACAATCATTTGAATTTAATGGAAAAATAATAATGATTGTAAATCAAATACCTTCTTCTTCTGGAATAGAGCCACTTTTGGATAGGGGAATAGTTTTTTATTATAAATTTAACCCGATAGAACTAATGTCTTATATTGAAGAATTTGTATTACCAACATATGGATTAGAAAAGCAAGCAACTTATAAAGTATGGAATAAAGTAAAAAGATTTGTTGATAGTCCATCGTTTTCAATTAGAGATTTAAATAGGGCAATAAATTTTTATAAACATGATCAAAATAAATGGTTTGAACTTTTTATAAAATCTATTAAAAAATAACTATGAGCGGAAAAAACACGGAAATTACTTAAAATAAAAATGGTTTTTTAATCAAAATATGGATTTCAAATTTACAAAAGACAATATTATAGATTCGCAAGATTTTTTTCCATATATTTCTTATAGATTTTGGGATATAAAAGATGCAAAAATGTATGAAGTTAAAGAAATTACGTATAATTACGCACAAAGACCAGTTTTTGTATCGGTTTTTGAAAATAGAAAAAAAGATACAAATACATTGAAAAGTATTAATGATGGCTATTTACTACCATCTACTAATATTTATTCTAAAAACAAAGAAGAAATATATTTAGGAGATTTGGTTGTTTGTAATTTTTTACCATCTACTTACAAAATTAGAGTCGTATATTGGGATAATGGTGCAAGAGTTTTTGGTGCATCCACAGACGAGTTTGAAGATAATGCAGGTGATTTAGTATATAGAATATGTAGTCGGTTTGAAAATCCAAAACTTTATAATAATTATTTAAAAGCAATTACATCTAAATTAGAAAAATGAATACAAAAGAACTATACAGAAAAACAAAATATGTAATAAACGACATAATTGATGGAAATATCTCTATTGAATCTGGAATAGACAATATTGTAAATTTTATACTACAAGAATGTTCACAACCGCAAGATATAATAAACAATAATAAAAATCTCAATAAAATAATAGAACAAGAAAAAAATAATATTAAGAAGCAAGTTCAACATGAACTTGATGAATTATTGATAAAAGTATTCCGCTATTTAGACAATACAAAAACAAAACTTAGAAGAACAGAAGAAGGAGAACATATACAGTTTACTATTGGATTTAATGAAGGAGTTTATACTACCACACAAAAACTTAAAAACTTATTATCAGAACTATGGCAAGAAATTAGTATTAATAAATTAGATAAAAATAATGAAACAAGAAACACAGAAGAAAGAATCACGGCCACTGAATTAAGTTGGGTTAGCACTCCTTTTGGATGGCAAAGTGGTATAGAACCACAAATCAGACAAGAAGAACCAGATCCAAATAATATTTAGAAACAAAAAATATGAAAACAAAAACTATAACAGGAGATAAATATTATTGGGCTCTTTTATGTAAATGTGGAGTTGGTAAAAATAAGTTTCTTATTTGCGGAGTTTATCCTTCAAAGAAAGAGGCCAAAGAAGTAGATAAACTTATTAAAGATTGCCCAGCGAGACATTTTATAAAAAAGTGTAAGGTTAAAATAATATTATGAAAAATAAAAAAACAGTAGAAATAAAATGTCCTGATGAATGGAGAATAGGTCAAACCGTGTTTAATTTTTTAGAATGGTTGCAAAAAAGAGGTATTATTTCAGGGAACCAGAACGCACGAATGGGTGATCCATTTTATCTTTCGGACGAAGACTGGAAAAAGTATTATAAAGAATTTATGGAAGAATATAAATAAACGGCGGTGGGAGGGGAATATTCGCCCCCGAAGAAAAACGACCAGCGATAGGATCGCATACCGCCATCACAAATAAAAAACAAAATAGCCGAATGCTTTACGCAGGTCATTCGCTCCTATACGGTAATGGCAGGGCAACGGAGAAGTACTGTTGCATGAGAAGAGGGGCTTGTCAGCACGATTGATTCGGTTATTAGTTTAACATGTGCATGTGTAATGCGAACACATGCATCTCAGAAATATAAACACTCATTAAAAATGAGTGTTTTGTTGTGCTCCGAAGTAATTTTTTGAAGTATTTTGCCAATTTATGTGCGTGTATTAAGACACAACAGGATCGTTTACTATTTTATTTATAAGTTCTTCATCTTTTCCATAACTAGACTGTGAACTTGCGTCTCTATTTACTCTTTTATTATACATTCTAACCGCCCGTCCGATTATCTTCATTTCTTCTTCATTAAAAATATTACCCTTAATTTTATTACAAAGATAACAAGCGGGAACCATATTCTCTTTAATATATCCAACATTATTATCTTTACGATCTAATGTAATAACATCTGTTGGACACCCACAATAATAACAAGTGTCAGCATTTTTCAACTCTTTATAATCAGCCACCGTTAAATTAAATTCTAAACCTCTTTGTTTTACATGATTTCGCATCTTCTCAACTCGCCTATAAAACCAAGCATATGATTCCGGGACCTTTCTATATGATCTAACAGCTAATCTATGACAGATTTTACAAACATAAGCCTTTTGATTCACACGTTTCGCTTTATAAAACAATTCTGGAGGCCTTAATTTGCCACAACTATTACAGTGTTTCCACCCTCTTGCCTTCAATTCTTCTTCGGGCAAGTCTTCTAATTTTTGTTCATAATATTCTGACATTATCTTTATTATAACATTTTTGTCTTTTATCTTCAACCCCCTTTTTGATTCAGCTTGAAATAAGCAAAATGGTCATACCCATATTTTTAAAAAATCAAACCCCCGATTTTTATCGGGAGAATGATTTTCTAAAAATAATCTATCTTCTCTTTTTATTCTTAGATTTTTTCTTATTCTTCTTGTTTTTTTACTTATATTTTATGACACAAATTCTGTCATTTTTCAGACGGAGATTGTGTTATTAGTTATTAGTTAAATTCTATCGGATCGATTGGTAAACCATTAATCGTGCCTGGTTCAGACTTAAACGAATTAACAAAATATTCACCATTATCATCTTTACCAAACCAACTTATAGCACCATAAATATCATCAATGGCAACGCTTAAGTATTTGTCATCTCCAGAAAATCCCGTCGTATTTACGTATAAAGTAAATTCAGCAGAATCTCCCTCACTTAATTCAACCACACTTTCATCATTTGTGTCAAGAGTAATTATAGTTGATCCATTTAAATTAAGACTTCCAGAAGCCACCGTAGTCGCTCCCTGCTTCAAAATAAATGACGGAGTAAATAGACCACCATTACTATTAACTTCCAACACAACAAATGGCGAACCAGAAGCAATCTTTACATCGCCACCAACAGCAGTAACCTTAAACGCAAAAACTTTTTTATTTGCATTTAAAGAAAACGATCCGCTATTTAATGTAGAATTAACACTAACAACTGACGGATAAACAAATACACTTTTACCCGTTAAGTTTACAGTAATTTCGTCAGAATCTTTATCGGAGTTTATAGCAGTATCTCTGTAACTTATCAACACTGGTTCAAAACTTCCACTGGCAACATTAGCATCTTCTTGTGATTTAAAATTAGCCTTCAAAACAAACTCTTTAGTTCCATCAACCTTGACAGAAATATCACTAAATGATACGTTATCTATATCTACATCAGCAGAATCAACCAAAACACCATCAGCATAAAGTGAAACCTTATCTACTAAAGAAGATTCCACCCCAAACTTTAAATCGGTGATAAGAAATGGTTCGTTCTTACTGGTAAATTTGAATCCCAATATATTTCTATTTGTTTCACCAAATATAACCGCCTGTTTTTCAGTAGTAATTTTTTTTACGGTAAGTTCTCCAGATATGGCAACCGTGGTTCCTGTACTTCCCGACACCTTTGTTTCTACACCAAAACCATATATATTTCCGATTGCATAAACATCATATGGTTCTTTAATGGTAAATTTAACATTATCACCAGCATCACCAGATATCGTTCCATAAATCTTAAATGTTTTACTTTTTTCCCTTTTCACAACTACATTCGTATTAAACACAACCTTATCTCCAACAATTGTGCCGGTAATATAAGAATCGTCCACAAATAGTTTTAGATTTGTAACCTTAGCAGAACCACTAATACCCAATTCAATTTGTTTAATGGTTACATCTTCTTGGACAGAAGCTGATGCAGAAAACTTACCCAAAAGAGCGTTATTTCCAGTCACTACTGCGTCCACATCTGGCCCAAGTGTAAACTCTACCTTACCAGATTGTACTCCGGCAAAAGTAAAATTATTACTTTGTAACGGTAAACCATTATAATCACCACTTAGTTCTACTTTAGCAATATTTTGTGGTGTACCACTAAAATCTGCAACTACAGAAAGAACAAATGGTGCTTGAAGATTTAGATTATTAAACACTATAACATTATTGCTATTAAATGTTTTTAAATCAGTTAATCTAACATCATCCTTGTAAAGATATATGCCTTCATAATCATCTTTACTTCCAAAACCAAGTTTTTTTACCGTTAAACTATTAACAATACCGTTGCCGTTAAACCTAACGTCCAACATTGTAAATCTCTTGGCATTGTTAATAATTGTTTCAGATGGAATAACCCTGTTTATAACAGCATTATTTACAGAAACAACTTCACCGCCTCTTGAATAGGCTGGTACCTGGCTTACAGAAGTATAATCTGCACCAATAGTATATAATGCTTGCTCAGCATTATTTATACAGAATACTTTCTTGAAGAAGTTTGGATCATCCGCCACGGCTTGTGCACCGGATGTATTTACCCAGTGTAAAACTGCACCGTCTTCACCAACTACTTCTAACCCATATACTTTTGGAGAATTAGATTCGCAGTTTCTGAATAAACCAGAAGTTACGAATGAATCTCTAGTAGCAGGAGTCACTACTTTTACTTTGTCAAATCCCAAATGTCCATAAACATTAAAGATTTGCGGATTAGTAAATAACCGTTTATACATAAAGTCGTTGACAATAAAAACATCTATATCATTAGATGCTCGTATTACGTCTCCTTCTTTAAGTCCATAATCACTGGGTGCGGCAAACACTTTGAAACCCAAAGTAATAGCAGCTGCAACCGCTAAACCGACCACCCAATACCATATTTTTTTCTTTGTATTTTTGTTCATATATTTACTTTCTATTAAACCTAAACACTAATAAAATAAGCATATTATTAGCTTTTTATTTATCGACCATGTTTAGATATTATATTTAATAATAGCATATTTTAGAATGTTTTTCAATATATAATCATTTTAGCATATTTTAAGACAAAAAGCAATAGCTAGTTGTCCACAGATGAATTCGCTAAAATAAAGCTGTGGGCAAGTGGCTATTGAAATAGATCTGTTTTTATGCTATACTTACATTGAAACTTGAAAAAACATATTATTTATGTTAATATAAGATATAGGTCGATATTAGTATAATTTACAAAATATCAGAACCTGACGGTATAATTGTAAGTGAGTAAATATTATAAAGCCAGGTTATATGAAGGGTTGCCGTAAGTGGCACCGTCAAAAGTCTCACTTACAACCACTTGCGGTAAACCTTCACAAAATCTGGTTTTTTGTTTATAAATATGAAAACATGTGAACTACCAGCAATAGAAGGAAGAAAATTTGTAATACATAATGGCACGAAATGGTGTGATGAACCCGCCGTTGGTATAGACAAAAGCGGAAGAAATATATGCGAATATCACAAGTTTAGAGTCGGAGCAGTTAAGTTATTTACCAATAAACAAAAAGATATAGATAACCCACAAGATGAATCCGTAATAGCCCAAGATAAAAGAAAACCACCTTTTGCCTTTCAAATAAAAGAAGCACTTCGTAGTATAGAAAAAAACTTATCTGGTACTGCCAGAGCACACGCCCTAAGTATTTATCTTGTAATAACGTGGATAATAAGCGATTTTTATGGGCATGAAGAAGAAATAAAGAACTTTAGGGGACTTGTTGTTAAAAAAACTGGGTTATCCAGGCCTACTGTTTCAAAATACATAAAAATTCTTGATAATATGAAACTGATAAAAATAGAAAAGGTTGCTAATAAATATGGAAGGGGGTTTAAAAAGTGGAAGATAACCCTGAAAAGGTAAGAACCAGTTGGACAACCTGTTAACGTCCAGTTGGACAAGATCAGTGCATCACTGGATTTGTCCATAGGTAGAATAAACATGTTAGGTAGAATAAACATCTTCTGGTAGAATTACGTTTCTAGATAAATCTTCTGCCTATGATAAGTGCATTTGTCCGGGGTTGATATATTCTTTTGTCTAAAGCATCTATTTATATCAGAGGCGAAACTTGACAAATAAACATTTTTATGTTTAAATTAGACTATTTATTTATAGTTGAAAATATTTAAAAACATTGTTATAATAATGATATGTCAATAATTATTTATTCTACACCATTTTGTGGATATTGTCAGAAAGCCAAAGAATATTTTAAGTCCAGGAATCTTTCTTTTCAAGAAATAGACATATCTAAAGACAAAACGAAAGCCGAAGAAATGATTAGATTGTCCGGAGGGTATTCTGTACCGGTTATTCTGATAAATGGACAAATTTGTGTCGGGTGGAACCAATCTCGGATTAAACAACTTTTAGGAGAATAAACCCCTGTCTGTTGATAACTACCACTTGTTTTTTGTCTAAAAATATGCTATAATTAAAGTGAAAGGAGGTGAGAATATGTTAAAAGATTTAGTAAGTTTTGATCCTTTTAAAGAAACCGAAAGATTGTTTGAAGATTTCTTTACGGGATTCAACTTCTATCCCGCATCACGTCGAGTTCCAGTAAATGCTTATCAGACAGATAATGACTGCATAGTCGAAGTGTATGCACCCAATCTGAAGGTTGAAGATATTAATGTTTCGGTTACAGATGGGGTTCTAAAAATAGAAGGAAGTTCTGTCAAGGAGAAATCTGAAGAAGGAAAACAATACTATCGTCGGGAGATGAACTGCGGTAGTTTTGTTAGAACCATTGTACTTCCCGCGGAAGTTAAAGAAAATGAAGCTGAAGCGAAGTATAAAAATGGAGTTTTAACAATAAGGTTTCCGAAGAAGGAACAAGTTAAGGCAAAACAAATAAAGGTTTTAGCCGAATAAGAATTGGGGGCGGATAAAAAACACGCCCCCTTTTCTAAACTGTGGACAACTCCCTATTGTATTGTTTTTATTTTTGTGCTATACTTAGTATATGAAAAAACACAAACTTTCTCCCCGCAAAAAGTGGCTTCTGAAGAAACAGAGGTCTAAAAGTCGCATCAAAAAATTAAGAGATGCGAGGTCGAAAAAAAAGAAGTAAAAGAAAGGGAAAATAAATATGCCGGAATTTAAAACAGGAATCTATATTAATCCACGCAACGGTTATTGTTATTACAACACGGCTAAAAATCGTAAAAGATTAGTTCATCGGGTTATTTGGGAAGAAACTTATGGAAAGATTCCTATTGGTTATGAGATTCATCATAAAGATGGAAATAAACAAAATAATGAAATAGAAAATTTACAACTAGTCTCTCATAAAGAACATTTTAGATATCATCAATGGCCAACACCGGCAATGATTCAAAAATCTATTGAAGTTAAGAGACGGGGAAGGTTGAACAGACAAAATAAAGTTAAACAACTCTTTATAGAAGGTATGTCCGTAAAAAACATAATTCATCTTTTGGGTTATGGGCAAACAACGGTTTACCGATATTTAAGAGCTTAGAACTATTCCTTACAAATTAATAGGTAATACTATATATACAAAATCTTCTGGGACTTGGAAGAAAAAACAAACTTGTTCTAGTCATGCAAATGCGGTAAAAGCGCTAGGTCTACTTGAGGGCCTAGAAAAAGGAACTATCAAGAAAAATAAAGTTAATAAAAAGAAATAAAATGAAAATACCAAAAAAGATAAAAATAGCCGGATATAAGTATGATGTAAGGTTTGCTAAAAACAGAGCTGAAGAAACTGGTTCAGACAATCCTGCATCATGTGTTTTTAGGTATCAGAAAATATTTATAGATAATGAACAACATAAAGAAGAACAAGAAAGTAGTTTTATCCACGAAATACTAGAAGCAATAAATTATCATTATCAACTCGGCCTTTCACACGAAAAAATATCTACTTTAGAAACGGCACTTTTTCAGGTATTAAATGATAATAAACTTTTAAAATAAACATGAATATACAAGAAATGTCAATAGAACAACTTAAATCATTGGGATTTGACTGTCAAAATGCAATTATGGTCAATCAAAAAAATCTTGAAATTATCAATCAAGAAATACAAAGAAGAAGTCAAATGTCTGAAGTTAAACAGGTCGAAGAGACAAAACCCAATAAAAAAAATAAACAGCAATCATTAGATTTGTAATATGGTACAAACACAAGTATCACAAAGTCCGCTGCCATTAGAACCAACGGTAAAAAAAATGAATTTTTATGAAGCATTAAAAGAAGTTGCGGCGGGTAAGAAAATAACCAAATTAGAATGGAAAGATAAAGAATATTACGGAATTTTAAATGATTCTCGTTTACAATTACACAAACCAGATGGCAAACTATACGATTGGCTAATATCTGATGCTGATCTAACAGGCACTGATTGGGTTGTATTATAAATATGGACACAAATACTGTACAAACTTACGGCGACAAAACCATAAAGCCAGATATAAAAAGTAAAAAGAAATAAATATATGAGTTACGAAAACTTTATACAAACATTAGATCAAAAAACAAGTAGAAATAAAATAAAAGAAGGTATAAATTTGGCCGCAGAAATGGTGAAACCAACACTCGGTTGTTCTTCACGCAGAATAATAGTCCAGGAAGAATATCGCGGCATTTCTGCCATAGATGATGGAAAGGTTATTTTAGAAGCATTAAAAGTAAAAGATCCACAAATACAGGCGGGTATTGATGTTGTAAAAGAATGTGCCACAAAACAAGACGAAGAAGGAGATGGTACAACTTCAACTTCTTTGATTCTTTGTTCATTGGTAAATTCTCTTCTTCAAGAAGATTCGCAAGAAGAACTTTTATTCAAAAAGACTTCTGGAAATAATTTGAGATTGCGTAAAGAATTAAAAACTGGATTAAAAAAGGTTTTAGATTATATTGATAAAAACAAAATAGAAATTACCACAAAAGAACAGTTGGCACAAGTTGGCGCTGTATCTTCAAACGATAAAGAAATTGGTGATATACTAGCTGATATGTTTGACAAACTTGGAAAAGATGGTGCAGTAAGTATATCGGAAGGAACATCTATTAAAACAGAAAGCGAAGTTGTTAGTGGATATTCGTTTGATCAAGGGTGGTTAGCACCTCATTTTGCCACTAACGAGAAAGAAGAAGCTGTATTAGTTGGTGATCCATATACTTCGGTACTGGTTACTCAAAACAAACTGCAAGACTATAAACATATGCAAAAACTGGCTGAACTTTTTGAAAAAGAAGGTGTCAATGATTTGCTTATAATTGCAGATGATGTTTCTGGAATACCGCTTAATTCACTTGTTGTCAATAAAATGCGACAAGTTATTAGAGTTTGCGCGGTAAAAGCGCCCCAACTTGGAACACAAGCAGAAACATTACAAGATATTTGTGCTGTAACCGGTGCTACATTGATTGGTGGAAGTGGAGGTCCAAAGTTTGAAGAAATAAAACCAGAACATTTGGGCAAAGCACAAAAAGTTGTTGTGTCCAAAGATAAAACAATCATCATCGGATTACAAGAAGATAATAAAAAATTAGAAGAAAGAATAAAAGTATTAGAAGGAAGAGTAGAAAGAGAGTCAAGTGAATATGAAAAGAAGAAATTATTGGAAAGAATATCTAAACTTCGTTGTGGAGTTGGCAATATAAAAGTTGGCGGGACTACGCCATTAGAAATAAAGGATAAAAAAGCGAAGATCACAGATGCTGTTGCGGCTGTAAAGTCTGCAATGAAAGGTGGAATTGTTGCTGGTGGCGGAGTGGCGCTATTACTTGCTTCATTAGAACTTGATGAGAAAATAGAAGGAGAAAAGATTTTAAAGAAGGCAATACAAACTCCATTTGAACAGATAATGGAAAATGCGGATGTAAATATATCTAAAGAAAAAGTATTTGAAACTGGACTTGGATATAATGTAGAAACCGAAGAATTTTGTGACTTGGTAAAAGCCGGTATTGTTGACCCGGCCAATGTTGTAAAAGCTGAAGTAGAGAATAGTGTTAGCACCGCAATAATGGTATCGAATATTGGGGGTGCATTAACTTTAATTAGAAAGAAAAAAGAAGAAAACGATGAAACAAATTAAACATTTAGAAAAATATTATTTTAAAAAGGGAGATAATAAAAAACCAAAAAAATTATTTTGGGATAAAGACTGGTTAGAAAAAGAAATGAAAACTAAATCAGTTTCTCAAATTGCTAAAGAACAAGGAGCAGGCCGACATGCAATATATAAATGGATAAGAAAATATTTTGGACCTAAAGAAAAGGGATTTTGTATAAAATATTGGTGGGATACTAATAAAAAACAATTTTCGGTAACCCTACATCAAGACGGTATAATTGTAAATAGTGGTCACTTTAAACAAGAGACATCCCCTATGCCAAGTTAACAGTTTAAAAAGCAAGGAAATACGCCATTTTTTGAAGCATAAATTTGGTTATAAGTATCATTTATCGTCTTTTTAACCAAAAAATTAAAAAAACCAATAAAATCAAGGATTTTTGAAGTATTAAAAAATTGTTGACTTGGCGTAAAAAAAAATATGCAAAAAAATGACAAAAAGTACTCTATAAGTGAAGTTTCAAAAATAGACAGAGAAATAAGAAATTTGTCAAGTATTTATTCTGCTACTCGTATTAAAGTGGGAATGACCTTGGCGCAAAGGATAAAAGAAATAGAAGAGAATAAACTTTATTTGAAGTTAGACGAAAAGGCCTATCCAAATTTTTCTAGATACATTGAATCCATCGGAATGAATTATAAATCTGTTATGCAACTTTTGGGACTATATAATACTTTTGTTTTGGTTGCAGGATTTTCTGTTGATGAACTTTCAAAAATAAGTTATCCGAAACTTTCTGTCTTAAAACCATATCTGTTTTCTAAAAAAGAAGGTAAATATATTTTATTAAAACCATTATCCGAAGTTAAGAAGTGGGTTAAAGATGCGGCCAGTGATTTATCTATAGAAGATCTAAAACAGTTACGGCGCGAAAAAGAAATTGGCCCACATGAACATGATTTTAAAATAGTTAAATATAAAGTATGCCGTGTCTGCGGATTGCGCGAAGGAGATTATTAAATGGAAGATATAAAAAGTATACAATCAATATTTTCACTTTATTCACGTCCGTCTATCCCTTACCAGAAATATGAGGATTATTTATATGGAGATAATAAAGACGGACTTCGTTATCTTGTCAAAACAAGAGGATTAGAGCCGAGTACTTTACAATATTTTCATATCGGGTTTACAGAAACAAACGAAATAGCTATTCCAATATTTAAAGATGGCGAGGTTATAGACTATAAATATCGTTCAATAGTAGATAAAGTATTTAGGCGACATCCAGGATCAGAGACATGGGTATTTCATGAGACAGGGTTCCAACACGCGGTTGAAGACGGATATCTAATAGTGACAGAGGGTGAGATAGATTGTTGTTCACTTTTTCAATTAGGTTTTAAATCTGTTGTCAGTATTTCTTCTGGAGCACAAGGGCCAACCCCGTGGATAAGTAAGATTCCCGATGGTATAAAAATATTCATAAACTTTGACAATGACGATGCTGGTCAAGAAGCGGCGCAAAAACTGGCAGAAAGAATAGGAATAGACAGATGTTATAATGTGTGTTTTAAAGATGTTAAGGATGCTAATGAATTTTTAGTAAAGGGTGGCACAAAAGAAGATTATCAGAAACTTTTAGATGAAGCACAAAGATTTAGAATAAAAGATATATTTAGAATAGATGAAGTTCTTGACAAATTAAAAAATAATAAGTTAAACAGAACCCCGGTATTTTCTGAAAAACTAACTGCGCATTTAAATGGCGGTATTCCGTCAAAATCATTAGTTTGTATTTCGGGGAAAACAGGTGTCGGAAAAAGTAATTGCCTTTTAAATCTTTTAGTTAATCATTCGGATAATGGTAGACCGGTATTATTGGTAAGTTTAGAAAATGATTTAGTGTTTACAATACAAAGAATATTGGAGATTAAATATAAAAAACCATTTGAAGAATTTAGTCAAGAAGATTGGGAAAAGATAAAATCTGAACTAATAGATTATCCATTTTATATTGATGTATCAATGGATACATATACGGTTCCAAAAGTAGAAAAGATTATTGAGCAAGCAAAAAAATTATATGGAATAGAGTTTTTTGGATTTGACCATATCGGATTTTTACCGACAAGAGATGACCCAAGAGAAATATCAGAAATGGTACGCGCCTTTAAAATGATTGCTAGAACATATGACATTATTATATATATGGTTTCACATGTAAGAAAAGCACAAAATACAGATGATTATATAACGGGAGAAGATTTAAAAGGAAGTCAATCAATAGCCGGAGATTCTGATATTATACTTTTGTTGGTTGATACAAAAGCGGGATTAGAAATAAGTATAGATAAAGCCCGCATGAGTAAGAGTAAATTACGAATACCAGTATTGTTTGATGGACCAAGTGGGGTTTTTAGAGACGATAATATGCGAGAGGTTAGACATTATGGAGAAACGGTTAGTGATCCTGTGGCAAAAGAAACAGTAAGTGAAGTAGATTTTTAAAATGAAAAATATCTTTGAAAAAATTAAAGAAATAGTAGAGAAATATGGAATAATGCAATTACTGGGAAGTGATGGTAGTTGTGCTTGCGGTTCTTGTGAAATATTTGGAATTAAAATAAATACTCATTGTCATAAATCAAATGGTTTTTATAATGGTAAAAACTATTGTGATTGTAAGTATTCTGGTGTTCATATTAGTAAATGGCAAGATATAGATTTGACAGAACAAGAATTAAAAGCAATAGCAAATATTTTTGCGGATTATATTCGCAATTCTTATATGACAGACGTAAAAGTGATAGTAGAAAAAGAAATATGACAAATCTACAAATACAAAAAGCTAAAGAAGTGGATTTGCGAGATATTATTTATAAACTTGAGATTCCATATGAACAAGCAAGTGATCACGTAAAAATTAGATGTATTTGGCATGAAGAACTAAACCCTTCTCTTGCTATATATAGTGACCATTTTCATTGTTTTGGATGTAATATTCATGGTGATCAAATAGATTTTATTCAGAAAATATATAACTGTGGTTTTAAAAATGCGGTTAGGTTTTTAAATAGTTATGAAAAAAATAATTAATAAAAATGTATTAGATTTTGATGATGTATTAATAGTTCCAAAATTGGGAAGAATAAATTCTAGATCAGAAGTGTCTTTAACAATAAAAAATACAGACAAGATACCAATAATTGCTTCTAATATGGATACGGTTGGTACCATATCTATGGCTAAAAAAATGGCCGAGCATGGAATGTTTACTGCTATACATAAATTTATAGACAATAAAGATATATATAATGAAATTCATAATATACAAGACTATTTTTTCTACACTATAGGAATTAGAGACGAAGATATAAAAAGATTATATGAATACACAAAAAATTATGGCACTCTTAAAAATATATGTATAGATGTTGCAAACGGATATATACCTAATTTTTTAAAAGTAGTACGGTTAATTAGAAAAGATTTTCCGCATTCGTTAATTATGGCCGGCAATGTTGTAACTCCAGAAGGAGTGAGGGCGGTGTCAAAAGCCGGCGCTGATATAGTTAAAATTGGTATTGGTTCTGGCAATGTTTGTAGTACCAGATTAATAACTGGTGTTGGTTATCCACAATTAAGCGCAATATTAGAATGTAAAAAAGTTGGTGTGCCAATTTGTTCTGATGGCGGATGTAGACATCCTGGTGATATTGCAAAAGCATTTGCGGCAGGCGCTGATTTTGTTATGTTGGGTAGTATGTTGGCTGGTCATGATGAATGTGAACAAGATGTTATTTGTAATAGAATGCCATTATACGGTATGGGATCTGCTAGAGCAATGAGAAGATATTATGGTGGAGTAGCACATTATAGAGCAACAGAAGGAATAGAAACTACTGTTGAATATAAGGGTTCTGTTGAAAATACGATATCTCAAATATTAGGTGGGTTAAGATCTTCGTTTTCTTATGTTGGTGCTAAAAATTTAAAAGAATTTTATAAAAAATCACAATTAATAATTAAATATTAACAATGAATAAAGACTGGACTGGTAATAAATCAACAGTATTTTCTCAAATAGGTGCGGCAAACTATGCCAAAACAGATCGAGAAGAACATGATTTTTATGCTTCACCGCCACAAGCATTAGAAGATTTATTACAGGTTGAAAAATTTAGTAATGTTTGGGAAGTGGCCTGCGGTAGTGGCCATTTAGCAAAAGTATTAGAAAAGTACAATATATTGGGACGTGCTTCTGATTTATATGATCATGGTTATGGAGAAATTGGGATAGATTTTCTTAAACAAAAAGATTTATGGAATGGAGATATTATAACTAATCCGCCATATCGGTTTGCCGAACAATTTGCTCGTAAAAGTATAGAAATTATACCAAACGGGAGAAAGTTGGCAATGTTACTTAAAAATACAGTTTCTTGAGGGCAAAAAACGACAAACTTTTTATAAAGATAATCCACCAAAAACAATATATATATGGCCATGGAGAATATTTTGTGCAATGAATGGTAATTTCAATAATATAAGACATGGAAGTCCAATGATGTTTTGTTGGATTGTTTGGGAAAAGGGATTTAGGGAAGACCCTGTAATTAAATGGTTTCAGGACGAAGAACCATGGAAAAAAATAAAAGCAGCCGCAAGATTGTGAATAAAAACAAATAAATATGAAAAGCCAAATTGCTCATAAAATAAAGCATAGAGAAACACCAAATAACGAGTTTTTTATACCAAGAAGATTGGCCGAAAAATTATTTGAATTAGTACCTGTTAAAAAGGGCGAAGTGATTATGGATAATGCTTATGGAACTGGAAACTTTTATTTTGGGGGACTAAAATCAAACGATTTTCTAAATGATAATAGAAAAGTAGATTGGTATATTACAAATCCGCCTTATTCTTTTTTAGATAAATGGCTAATAAAATCTTGTGAAGCAAAAAAGGGGTTTGCTTATTTACTTGGAATCCATAATTTAACTCCAAGACGGATAGAAATGTGTGAACAAATGGGGTTTGGAATAACTAAAATTTATTTATGTAAAGTTTTTAAGTGGTTTGGTATTTCTGCTTTTATAGTTTGGGAAAAGAATAAAAGGGGAATTATAGAATATAGTAGAAAGGTTTGGTATTAATATATATGAGTAATAAACTTGAACAATTTATAGAAAAAATAACAAAAGAAACAGATTTTACTGAGACAATGGTGACATTAGATTATATTAAACCGCCAGAAACAATACCGTTTGGTATATTATCTATTGATAAGGCAGTAGGAATAGGGGATATCCTAAGAGGTATGTTTTCTGAATTATACGGAAATGAAGCACAACAAAGTCAAGTTTGTGTTTGGGATTAATTGGGCAGGCACAAAATTATAAATAAATAGTATATAATTAATAATGTATAACAGTTATCTAACAAGTAGGTCAAAGACTGAATATAAATAATTATCTTCAGTCTCCGACCTATTGGTCGGATAGTTCCTTAAAAAGGAGGTAGCAGGATGAGAAAGGAAGATATTATTACGGCACTGGCCGAACGAATTATTGCTGGTATTCCTGATATTAAAAAAGATATAATTCCTATTCCAAAAATCCCCAAAACCGGAAAATTTGATGAAGAGGAGTTTGTTCTTTTAATATCAGATATTCAGATTGGACACAAAACCAACACCTTTGATATTGGAGTTGCTAAAAACCGTTGTGAAATATTAGTTCGTGGGCTTGCCAAGATTACGGCAATCCATCGGGCGTCGCATCCAGTGAGGAATATAAATTTATTTTTACTGGGCGACAATATACACAATGAAACTATTGGACGCTTTCTTGATTTGGATGAGTTTGATGTCGTAGTTAAAAAACAGGTCTTTGAGGGAGCAATTCCTATTTTGTCTCGGATTATTGCTTTCTGTGCCGCCAACTTTAATCAGGTTAGGATTTGGGCGGTTAGGGGTAATCACGGCAATATGGGTAAGTTTGCCGCTACGACGACTAACTTTGATGATGTTATTTACGAATTTTTGAGGAGTGAGCTCCGCAACCAGAAGAATGCCGAGTTCCATTTAACCGATAACTTCTATCAGGTGGCCAAGGTTATGAACACTCGCTTCCTGTTGGTTCACGGCGACAACATCCGTATGTGGATGAACATTCCTTCTTACGGTATCACCCAACGACTTATGAGATGGCAAGGAAGTATTCAAAGTTTTGACGTAATGGTTCTTGGGCACTTCCATAATTTCGTCCATCAGGACTGGAATGACAAGGAGTTTATTGTTAATGGTACTTGGGTTACCGATGATGATTATGTTCGCAAGAATTTAGGACTTAAGGGCTCTTGCGTGCAGGTTCTGTTGTCAGTGCATCCTCGGCAGGGAATTACTTTTACGAGAAGAATTCGTTTAACCAATGGAGGTGAGAAATGAAACTCTTTGACAAGGTTATGAGCGTTAAAGCCGTAGTAGTTTTTCAAAAGCCAAGAGGGGCTAAAGGAATGGTTTTGGTAGGATGTAAAAATGAGATGTTTATTTCTCTTAAATCCAGAGTAAGTCCGGCCAGTATTTATCTTCACGAATGTCTTCACGTGCTCTATCCCCGTTGGTCAGAGAGAAAAATTCTGGCAACGGAAAGAAGAATGTGGAAGAGCTTAACGGTTCACCAACGTTACCTCCTTTATAGAAAGCTCTTTAATAGACCATTTAGGAGGGGTTATGAAGAGTAAACGGCTCCTTTTTCAATGCGGAGATGACAAATGCCAGGGAATACTCGTTCCAATGTTTATTAGCCTGGAAGAGGGATATTCTTTAAGAATTGAGGGGTATTGCTCCAAATGCGGTAA